GCCGCACCTATAGTCTCCTAGCTCAAGAGGCTGGCCTCGATCTCGACACGATCAAACTCTGGGGCCGATCGTTCGGCTGGATGCGCCGGATTGAAGAGCGGCGCGCTGAGGTCGCCCGTCAGCTCGCCGACAAGCATCTGGCCGACCAGGTCGACCTCTCTGCGCGCAATCTGAAGATCGTCCGGGCCGCGCTGACGCGGCTGGCCAAGGCAATCGTCAACGGCGATGTCAAGCCTCGGTTGGCGGATCTCGATCGGCTCATCCGCCTCGAAGAACATCTGATCGGGTTGGACGGCTCAAAGCCCGGCCAGGGCGTCCGCGCGGACACCGGTGTTCGAATCTACCTGCCGGATAATGGCCGGGCTGGGTACAGCAAGACGGATGCCGAGGAAGAATAACGCGGGGGTGGTTCATTCTGAAATTAGTGCGCTGGGTGGAGTGGAGTCGGTGCGGGCCGGAGCCGAGACTTGTACTCGGGAGCTCCGGCACGCGGTGATGATCAGACCGTCTGCGTCTTTGCATACTTCCCAAGCCGAAAGAACAGGTGACCATTGATCGCCTTGGCGCCGGTGATGGCTTGGGCCAGGGCCGAAAGTGAGCGGTACGGCTTGCCCTCGTACTCGAAGCCATCATCGAGGACCATGACCAGGAGCGTCTTGCCCTTGTAAAGGCGCTCGATCATCAATCCGACCGCAGGGATCCGGGGATCGCGCGCGCGCATAGGCTCCTTGGGCGCGACATTGGGCGCCGCATTCGCTTCCTCTGGGACCGTGACCTGGCGCTTCGCAGGCTTCGGCTGTTTACGCGACTTGGCGGCCTCGGGCTTCTCCGGATCCGGACGGGCCTGCTCGCGGAGATGCTTGAGGATCCCGGCGGTGATGACTTTCCGGTTGACCGATCGCGTCTTCCGACCGGTGGAGCGCTGATGCTCGGCGATCAGGGCATCCAGATCCAGCGTCCCAAGGCGAGTTTCCTCCTCGGTGATCCAGCCGTCCAGCATTTCCCCGGCCACATCGACCTGAGGTTCCTGGCCGATAAGGCCGTGTTCCTTCGCCAGTTCATCCAGCGGTTTTGCCTTGCGGCGCCCGATTTTCACGATCACCGGGCTTCCCGTTCCGGGGTTGGGGGTGAGTTTGAGTTTCATCTTAAGTCCTCTCTGGCCAAGGGTTGTATCTTGACCATGACACTACATCGATCTTCTGAGACGGAAGTCAAGTCATTCAGAGACAGAATCTTAAGAATCTTCTGGACAGGCCTTGTCCAAAATGGACAGAGTTTGTCCAGGCCTCCGGAGGTGGAACGCGGGGGAGCATGGAGAGACCGTGGGTGGGGTGTTCCGCTACAGGTACACCTGTGCCTCCAGTGGAACATCGCTGGTTTGGCGATTTGTCCCGAAAACGGGACGAAGATGGGACAAGTTGTCCCGAAATGGGACAAATCGGTGGATGCCCGTGAGCGGGAGAGTGGTACATCGGACGTACCAAAAGGCACATCCGACGTACCGGTCTCGGCCCGGACAGCGACGACATGGGATGTCGTGATTTACGACACGCCGTGTCGTGCACTTTTCGCCTTATAATGTGGCTCTTTCTTAGCGGCCCCTTAGACGTGATTTTTAAGTGTTTCACGTGAAACACGTTACGGGTGCGCGTGGTGGTTCGAATCCTCCCCTCTCCATTTGAAAAATCCCGCTTAAATGACAAGGACTTAGCGATTTACAGACGTTTGTACGAGGAGAATTCCGGTTCCGGCGGAAACGTCACTACAGAGCAGAGCGGGTCACGAGAATTCACGCCCTCTTAGCGATTTCTTAGACGGGCTGGAGCTTACCCAGCTCCCGGCGTGCGTCCTCCATCGTGGCGTGGACGTATTGGTCCGTGGTCTGCGCGTCGAGGTGGCGCGCCAATTGGGGCCACAAAGCCCGATTAATCCCCGCCAGCGCGAGTTTGGTGCAGTAGGTGTGCCGGAACACATGCGGGCTCACATGCACCATGGCGGCCCCCTGGGCGGCTCTGGCGACGCGTTTCTCCCAGGTCCAGGCCGACCAGAGCGGTCGATCGTCGCCGCGATCGAAAACGAACCGACCAATGCGCGGGAGGTCGGATAGGAGATCGATGAGCCAGGGGACCAGGAGGACCGTGTCCGGGCTCCCGTCGCGGTACCGCGTCCCTTTCGGTGAGAAGGCGAACTCCGGTTTGGCTGTGACCAGGAGACTGCCATCCTGCAGATTGATGTCATCCCAGGCCAGGTGCCGAATCTCGCCCAGCCGTAAACCCGCCCAAATGCCGATCAGGGCGAACTCGCGCTCGGGTGATGGCCAACTCCCGGTGATAGTCCGGATCTCCACGTCGCTGAGGCAGCGTCGCGCGCGCGTGTGCCGATCTACCGGGACCGGGATGGCGACCGCGGGATTGTACTCGATGAGCTCCCAGCGCAGCGCCGTGTTGAGCGCCGCGCGGACCGCGTTGAGATAGTGACGCTTGGTGCGGGGGTTGCCAGGCGCCGTACTGACGTACCGCTCAAGGTCTCGCCGGCGAATGTCCGAGAGGCGCCGGAATCCCTCAGCCGCGGCGAAATTTAGGAAGTGCCCTAAGTAGGTCTGAATATGGCGATGCGTTTCAGATGTGACGCGATCGAACTGCGCCTCGAGGTATTGATCGATGAAGCTGGCGATTGATTGCGACGGGCCCGACCAATCCTGGTAGACAGCGCACGGGCTGCCGTTGTGCCACTGGAGAGTCGCGTTGGCGATGCCGGTCTCGGCGATCCAGATCTTCAGCGCATTCTCCGCATCTTTCTCCGCGCGAATCCGCCGGTTGAAGTGCTTCGACAGGGAACGCCATTTCTGTTTTGCAGGAGACATGATAATTGTGATGGCGAAACGCCCGTCTCCATCGTAACTACCGATGAAACGCTTAACGATCGGCGTGGAGGAAACCGGCAAATGCAGTCAGTCCGTTACGGAATGTTTACCGCTTTTTCTGGGGCTGACCCATGACTCTGATTTCCTCCGGGCATTGACCATCACCTTGCTGAGGGTGAGGTTCCGGCGAGAGTGGCGCGTGAGGCGGTGCAAGCCCCGTGCGCCATTTCTCTTTTCCCCGGATTATCCCTGCCGATCTGATTTCACCTCCTAAGAGTCACACCGGATCAGCAAGTCCGGGCATCGCCAAGGAAGATGAAAACGAGCGCCTTGAGAACGGCGTCATCGGCATCCTCCTTTCGCTGAAGGTGAAACTGTTCCTGATTATCCATCCTCTATTCGTCCTCCCCCGGATCGACCACCCGCCAAATCCCGCGCTTGTCTCTGCGCTCCCGGACCATCGCCGGGCCGTCGTCATCGAATCCGATGAAGGCGCACAGCATCCCGCCCTCGGTCGTCACGCCCATGCTCAGGGTAATCCGTTCGTCGCCCTTGACCAGCACCATGGCGTTGCTGCCGGTGTCATCGTCCTTGGCGGTAGCGTAGGTCCAGCCGTCCGCGACGAGCTCGTCGATGTAGGGTTGGAGGTCGTCGGACGCTTCGCGCCTCTTGGGAATTTTCCTCTTTGCCATCCGCTCGCACTCCGATCTAAAACATTCGTGGCAGGTGATATCCACGATCATGACGTCCAACTCTATTCTGCGCCAAGTCCCCTCACTGATTGGATCTAACGACATTCGGGTCCCATACTCAGAGACGGACCTGTTGCAGACGCGACAACGCCAACAAGCGTCAGACATAATTCACCACCCCAGACCGAATTCGGTCGGACTACTCTGTTTCGCCTTCAGCGATGCGACGATCGGCCGAGTTGCGTTAATCCCAGGATGACCGCGAGAAAGAACACCCTGTCGATCGTGATATCCCCCTATCCTTCTATCCTGAACTACTTAACGCCAGTCTAATTCCTTGATCTTGAAACTGTACGACACTGCACCTTGGATCGGTCCATCGAATAAAAAATTGTAGTAAGTGGATTCGTTTGGGCTCAATCCCTCTGCCGCTTTGATTGCATACCAGGTGGCGAAATCGATTTCGCGCCCAGAACCGTCTAGGGCAATGCAGGTGATCCGGGCGCGCAATATCTCCCTGGTCGCCATGCTCGTAATCTTAACCTTGACCTCTCCGGCGTTGCCTACATCATCCACGGAGACAACCTCATATTTGAGGAGACGATCATAATTGGGGGCCGATCCTTGGGACAGGCATCCGCAGATTGATACCATTACTGGCACGAACATGGCTATCCACCAGTTCGGGGCGCTCATTCCGTTCACGATCCGCATTAGCCCATCCTCCTCTAAGTCCACGCGATCCTGTTCTGGATCAGGGATTCCCCCGATAAGGATATTGGGCAATTCCCATACAGTATCGGGCCAACCCCACTGTCATTTGACGCGCTCCTCGATGAATTTCTCTGTTACTGTCTCAGCCGGACGCCTCCCGATCAGATAGTCAATTGAAACGCGGGGCTCAACCTCGGCCAGGGCGATCAGGTCTTTTGTGTTGGGAACCATCGGCGAAGATTGGTCGATCCATCGGCTAACAGTGGAGTTATGAGTCTTCCGACCATGATTCTTCATGGCCTCGGCAAAGCCTACCTGGGACGGCGCGGTAATACTTATCAAAATTCCGAGCCGCCGCTTGAAATCGACGACTGACATAGCTCCTGATCGCCTCTTTCTCCCCACGTTGGAAATAACGCAAAGTGCTTGCCCACAAACAATTGCAAAAAATCTGCTAAATTCGTCAAAGAATTGTGCAAGTTTCTCTTGACCTTTGCCGTAATGCAAAGTAGAGTGCGGCTGGGAAAGGAGTTTACGTGGCTACTCTCGATTTTACAGTGACTCTCAAGCGATACGGAGATTCGGTCATGGTTCCGCTGCCCAAATGGGTGAAAGACCAGGCTGGCATTGAGCCGGACGAAGATGTCCCAATGATAATGCGCCGAACCCGCGATGGCTGGGCCTTCTCGTTTACCACATCCGCAAGGAGTGCTGCCATCGACAATCATCTGACCGTCACCCCGGAGCGCACCGATGGGTGAAATCCGCCAACATCTGCGATTGTCGCGAGTCGCGGAGCTCCTCGACGTGTCTGAGAGCACCGTCGAGCGCGAAATCGCGCGCGGCAAGCTCGCGGTGCGATTTGTGGGGCGGCAGCGTCGCGTGGACATTGCGCACCTCCAAGTATATCTAGCTGAACGGACACGAGCCGGCAGGGGAGGGAGATCGAAACGTGGGCGCGTAACGGACGAGGAGCGCGCCGGCTCTAAGAATTGTACGGCGCCCGATTCTGGCGTCGTTGAGAATTCCTGCCCGGCGTCGACCCGCCCAAGCCCCCTCGGGTCTGACGCCAAAAGGGGGGCGACAGCGGACGGACTTACCCTCCACCGCGTCGCCCCAAATCTTCCCGGCAGCACGCCCCCCTTGGTCGCTGCTGACGTAACGCCGGGCGATTCGCGTTCTCCTCTCAGTCGGTCCGCGACGATCGCCCGGCGTCCCTATTCCGAAACCACTGCCACAGTTACGGAGGCTCATTATGAGTAAGCCAATCGTCAGCCGTTGCTATTGCTGTAAGCGGTCTATCGACAACAGCGGAAACAGGTTGTCCCTGGCGCCGCTGAGCGAGCTAGCGTGGGACAACATCGCATGCGAATTCGATGTCTCCGATGGCCTGTGCGGTCTCTGCTACGGCGCGGAGAGCGAGCGCGTGTCCGAAGAGGTCGCGCGCATCCAACACGAGATCAGGGCGGGTTTCGTCGGTGCGCTCGCCATCGCGACTATCTGACTGAGTGTTGGGATAAACGATGTCAAGCGAGGAGGATCGGAATGGGAATCAGGGTCAATGACGCCGAACTCTACGACGTCAAGTTGAAGCACGTCGCGACGCGCGAGGGCGGCGAATCCACCGGCCACGAGAAGTGGTGGCTGATCACATTCAAGGTGCCCTGCAACGCGCTGGACGCGAACCAACTCCCGGACATGATCGGCGAGGAGATCGTCATCTCTGCCGAAAAGACGCAGCTCGTCCTCGATCTCAAGAACAAACCCGCCCGGGCGCCTGTCGCCGGCGAGACCAACGCGGCCGCCCCGATGCAGAAAGCGGAGGCGAAGGCGGCATGAGCGGGGACTGCACGAATCTCACCGGCATCCAGCGCACAGTACTATCGAGCGTACCGGCGTCGACGCGGCCGGCATTCAAGCGGCTCGAAGATGTACGCCGTGTCCTGGCCGTTGAGTATGGGCTCAACGGCAAGCGCACCGATCATGCGTTCGATTTCCTGGTCGATCGGGGCCTCATCGAAATCACGACAGGATTCTGTCGGCGGACGCTGTCCGGGGATGAGGCTCTTTTAATATCGGGATCGGTCGGCGTGACCGTACCCATTGCGCCGGGCGTCAGCGTCACTATGGGAGGACCACAACCATGATGATCGGACACGATATAGCGCACTGCCATTGCGCGCGGTGCGAACGCCTGAATCGGTCAGAGGCGCGGCGGATTGCTCTGTCTTTGGCAAAGTTCGGGCCAGCGATCGCCTTCGGTTTGTTCCTCGTCTATCACCTGATCGCCTGGGCGGCAACGGGCTTCGCGGGATTCAATCGGATCGGGGGCGGATGATGGCCGGCTCCCACTCCAAGGCTCAGTTGATACTCACCATCCGAGCATTATCTGGTGGGTGGGTCGTCTCAACTCAGGTAACCCCAGACGGCTTTGAGGTACTTGAGGGTGGAGAAAAGATTCTGACCTCGATGAGAAGCCTCATTAGCGAAGTCGAAAGTCAGGGCGATTCATTCGCATCGCTCATTTCACACATAATGGCAGAGGTGAAATAGAAAGCTGCCCCAATCAATTAAGATGCACACTAAGATTCATGATACCCCAACGGTTTACGCCAATTGTGGGGCGATGGATTGCGGAGGTTTCGCGAACGTCCGCATGGTCCATACCTCTGGTAAGGTGACGCTCGCAATGGTCAGACCAAAGTCCACCGCCCCCAAGAAGTCATGCCGGTGTAGCTCATGTTGGCAGAGCAGCTGCCTCGTAATCAGCAGATCGGGGGTTCGATTCCCTCCACCGGCCTTTCGTGGGTGTAGCTCAGTTGGCAGAGCACCCGGCTTGGGACCGGGAGGCCGCAGGTTCGAATCCTGTCACCCGCATAGAAACTCGGAATAGAAACCGGCCCCGGCGCGAACCGGGGCCAGAAAGTGAATGGTACATGGACACTACCACAAAAAAGTCAGAGGAGCATGTCGTGTCAAGCGAGAAATCACCCGGCTTCCGGGTGCTCCGCTTGCAGGCGTCGAACGTGAAGCGGCTGCGAGCGGTTGACATCACGCCCGATCCGAAAAGCCCGCTGGTCATCGTTGGCGGGAACAACGGTGAGGGCAAGACGTCGGCGCTCGATTCGATCCTCTACGGACTGGGCGGGAAAGATGCTGTCGCCAAGGACCCGATTCGGCATGGACAGAAGAAGGCATTCGTGCGCGTCGATCTTGGCCGCTACATCGCGACGCGGCGATTCACACCCACCGGGCAAATCCTTGAGCTCAAGACCAGGGAAGGACTCAACGTCCCGAGCCCCCAGGGATTCCTCGACAATCTCGCAAGCGTACTGAATTTCGATCCGCTCGAATTCAGTCGGATGAAAGCAGCGATGCGTTTTGAAACGCTCAGCAGCCTCGTGCACATCGAGGTCGATCTCGACAAGCTGGCGACCAAGCGCAAATCCCTCTACGATTCGCGGACCGATCTCAAGCGTAAGCATCGCGATTTCGAGGGCGAGCTGCGGCAGACGCCGGAGCCGGATGCGAATCTGCCGAGCGTGAAGATCGACGTCGCGGCGCTGCTCGCGGACAAGAATCGCAGGGAAGGGCTGAAGCGGCTTCGCCGCGAAGCGGGTGAGAGCTTCCGGCAGAAATCAGAAGCCCTCGCGGTTGCCATCGGGAAGCACGATGAGATCAAGTCCGCACTCGAGGGTCTCCCTCCGATAGTCGCCGCTCAAAAAGACAAGACGGAAACGCTCGATTCAGAGCACAAGAGAATTGGGCGAGAACTCGAATCCGCCTCCGCGTTACGCGACGATCTCAGCAGGCAATTGCGCGATCTCCAGGCGAAGCTGGCGGAACAGAATACCAGGGTTGCCGAGCTCAGCGCTGGGTTCGAACGGACGGTGCAGATGCTCAAATCCGCGATCGAGCGTCAGGGAGAACTCGAGCGCGAACCGGCGAAACTCGAATCGGCCTTGACGGCGCAGCAGGATAAGATCGCCAACCTGATGGCAGAGGTTGACCTGGCGGATCCCGCCAAGCGCGAATGGCCGGACGATGACACGTCCGACGTCGATGCGCAGATCGCCGCGGCGCCGGACATCAACGCCAGCATCGACCGCGCGGCGCAGTATCGCGAACGCGCGCGCAAGCTCGGGACCATGGCGGTCGAAATCGACAAGCATTCAGAGCAGATCGAAGCCCTCGATCAGCAGAAAGAGGATGCACTGGCCGCCGCAGAATTCCCAATACCGGGTCTTTCATTCGCCGACGGCGACGTCTCTTACAACGGCGTCCTGTTCGAGCAGCTGTCCTCTGCGGAGCAACTCCGCGTGTCGCTCGCCATGGCGATGGCGATGAATCCGCAGCTCCGGGTGATCCTCATCAAGGACGGATCGCTCCTGGATGAGACCTCTCTGTCCATCATCCGGGAGATGGCCGAATTGCGCGGTTATCAAATCTGGCTCGAAGTCGTCGGCAATCGCGCCGACGCGACTGTGATCATCGAGGACGGCGCGGTAGTCGGCGCCGATGAGCATGAACCGGCGGTGGCGGAATGAAGCCACAACTTCACCAGTCGCAACTCTCGATGCTGGCCAAGTGCGGCGAGCAGTACAGACGGCGGTACGTCGAGGGCGACATTATCCCGCCCGGAGTGGCACTCCTGATCGGAAGCGCAACTCATAGATCCGTTGAACGGAATCTGCGCCACAAGGCCGAAACCAAGGGACAACTTCTGTGTCTCGATGAAATCAGCGACACGGTACGCGACGATTTCAAGACCCGCTGGGACAATGAGGGCGTGACGCTCGATGAGGCTGAGGTCGTCAGGGGCACAAAGGCTGTCATGGGTGAGGCTATTGATTTGGCAATCGATCTCGCCCAAGTTCACGCGACTGATCTGGCACCGATCATCAATCCCATTTCTCCGAAGCATATCGAACGCAAGTTTGTGGTCGAACTGCCGGGATTCCCTTTCGATCTCGCAGGGACGATCGACATTCAGGAACCGGACGGCATCCGGGACACCAAGACGTCGGGAAAGACTCTGACGCAATCAGACGCCGATGGATCCGAACAACTCACGTTCTATGCCATCGGTGCGCACGTCCTCGATAACATCGATCTGCCGATGAAAGTTGTACTCGACGGACTCATTAAAACTAAGACACGCAAAGCGGTGACGGTCGAATCCGTTCGGAATCAGGATCAGGTTCAGCGCCTACTCCGACGAATCGAACGCGCCGCCGAAATCGTTGACCGGGGCATGTTCATGCCAGCCGATCCAACCTCTTGGGTTTGTTCAACTAAGTGGTGCGGCTATGCGCATACCTGCCCATTCTGGAGTGGGAGACCATGAGCGAGACAACAGTAAGCGCCCCGAGTCGGGGCACGACAGTATCCGAGACCGGACTGGTACGCCAGACCGAGACGACCGCGGAATTGCAAACGACGCGAGATAAGCAGCAAGTCAAGGCCGAGATCGAGGCCATGATCGTTATGGCCCGGCATTTCCCCCGCGACGTAGATCAGGCCATCGTCAACATCAACAAGCTGTGCAGTCGCTCCAGATTCGCGGACGGTGCGTTCTATCAGTTTCCGCGCGGGGGGAAATCTGTCGAGGGTCCGAGTGTAAACCTTGCGCGCGGCATAGCCGCCGAATGGGGCAACATCAAGTATGGCAAGCGCGTGATCCGCGATGACGGCGAGGAGGTCGTGATCGAAGCCTATGGTTGGGACATGGAGAAGAACTCCTATGTAACCGATCAGGCGTCATTCAAGAACCTTGTCCAGCGCAAGATCGAAGGACAGACTAAGTGGGTCAAGCCGGATGAACGTGACAAGCGCGAACTCGTCAACAAGCATGGCGCGATCGCCGAACGGAACTGCTTGCTCAAGATTCTGCCCCGCGACGTTGTCGATCAGGCGTTCGATCTCTGCAAGGCAACGGTCAAGAATCGCACCGGAAAGGATCGCGAAGAATCGATTCGGAACATGCTGGTCGCATTCTCTCAGTATGGAGTGGAGAAGGATCAACTTGAAGCGTGGCTCGCGGATCAGCGCGATGCGACAGAGGCCGAAATCCGGTCGATCAGTTCCGATGAAATGGTCGCACTCAAAGGAGTGCTGACATCCATCGAGGATGGCAACTCTACACCGGCCGATCATTTCAAATCAAAGAAAACCGGGACCGGGCTTTCGGAGAAGGGCACTTTGGACACGTCCAAGATGAGAGCCGGTGACGGGGCCACGAACACCGGCCATGACAACGCACCGAAGCCCGAGACGAAAACCGGCCCGCCGGATATGAACGATAACGGCAAGCGCATCTGGATTCAGTCAGCGGCAATGGCGCTGTCGGACAATGACGCCGCGAAGTCCGCAGATCTGCTCAATGACTGGACCGGTGGTCAAACGCTCATCGAAATGGAAGGCGACGATCTCCAGACGGTCTATCAGATCGCCTTTGAAAAGCGGCGGACGCAGAAGGGCAAGTCGGCATAGTGACGAACGGAACCGGGGCGCAGCGGGTTCGATTCCCGCCGCCCCGAATGGGAGGAGAGTAATTCAATGAGCCGTTATCGAGCCGAGCAAATCCTGGAGAACTTGCGCTCTGGCCACATAGAGGATTACGAAGCCAGAGGGCAATTGGAACGCGAATACAGCAACTGCTCCTGCATGGACGGCGAGATTCGCCGTCAAGTAGCCGACGTTCGTCATAGTTACGGCGATCCATCATCCGCTGCGCGTCGCCTCGAATCCGAACACGATGATTGCGAATATCGCGAGCGACGGCGCCAGGAAGAGGAAGCAGAGGAACGTCGGGCGGAGGAGCGGCGGGCTGAGCGACGCCGCGAAGAGGATCGTTTGTACTACGAAGAGCATGAGCAACAATACGATGAAGAGCCTCCGTCTGAGCAGGAGCAATTCTCGGAGGAAGACGCGACGTGAGCAAGCAACTCACCATTGGCCGCTCCGGATTCTCCCTGCCGCTGGACGCGGTGACGACAACGATCGGCATCCTCGGAATTCGCGGCTCTGGCAAGACCCACACCGCGAGCGTTGTGGCCGAAGAAATGTTAGCGGCCGGGCTACCAGTGATTGTTCTCGATCCCCTCGATTGTCTATGGGGTTTGCGCACGTCTGCGGACGGCAAGGGGCCAGGCTATCAGGTCACGGTCCTAGGCGGAGAGCACGCCGACATTCCGCTCGAGGCATCATCCGGACCGATCGTGGCAGATTTCGCGGTAGAGCATGGCGTCTCGCCCATCCTATCGCTGCGCCATTTCAGCAAGACCGATCAGCGTCGGTTCGTCGCCGATTTCTGCGAGCGGCTGTATCGGCTGAAGGGCAAGAGCGGCAACCAAACGCCCCTGCACGTCATCATCGACGAGGCCGATGAAGTGGCGCCACAGCGCCTGGGGCACGGTTCAGAGCGGTGTTTCGGCGCCGTCGATACTCTCGTGCGTCGCGGCCGATCATCTGGGATCGGCGTCACGCTGATATCTCAACGGCCAGCGGCGATCAACAAAGACGTCCTCACGCAGATCGAGCTCTTGGTCGCGCATCGGGTGATTTCGCCGCAGGATCGGAAGGCGATCGATCTTTGGATCGAGGCGCACCCTGTCGGTGAGCAGGCGGACAAGATGGCCAAGTCGTTGGCCAGCCTTAAGGCCGGGGAGTGTTGGGTTTGGTCTCCATCCTGGCTGGACGTGTTCGAACGGATAACCGTACGCCAGCGCCGTACGTTTGACTCCAGCGCGACTCCGAAGATCGGCGCGCGCGTTGTCGCGCCCTCGGGCCGCGCTGAGGTCGACCTGGGCGCGCTGCGCGCGAGCATGGCAGCGACGATCGAGAAGGCGGAAGCGAACGATCCGGCGGCGCTGCGGCGGAAGATTGCGGAACTCGAACGGCAATTGGCGAAAGCGAGCACTGGCGATCATCGCGAGTGCCAATCGCGCGAAGCGGCGCTAAGCCATGCGATCGATGCGCTACGCGAGTCCAATATCAAATTCGAGAAGCGGGTCGCGGACATCAAGGCGATCTGCGATTTCCCCGAAAAGGCAATTCCGTCCCCTGCCGGTTCCCATCCGTCTAATACCGGAGATAGCCACCATCGCGACACCAAAGATTGGTGCGAGGATCATCGCATCATCCCGCCAGCTGATCGATTGCCGCGAGAAGCAAGATTGTCAAAGCAGATCGCGGCTTTTGTTCGTGAGAATTCGAATGACAATGGCTCGTCCCTGCCCAGGGCAAAGCGTTCGGTTCTGATCGCCCTGGCGCAATACCCGCAAGGCCGCAACCGCACACAGATCGCGCTGCTCTCCGGATACTCTCAGACGTCCGGATCGTTTGGACAAACGCTTGCCGACCTCGGGCGCGATGGCCTGATCGACGGCTCGAAGGACCTGTTTACGATCACGAAGTCCGGGCTGGCTGCGCTCGGGAATTTCGCGCCGCTGCCGACCGGCGCCGCGCTGATCGAATACTGGTCGAACCGGCGGCCGCGATGTGAAGGCATGATCCTCGAATACGTCGCATCGCGCTATCCGAAGCGGCTGGACAAGACTGTTGTTGCCGAGGCAACCGCTTACTCGCCCACCAGCGGATCGTTCGGCCAGGCGATCGCGAACCTGCGGGCGCTCGGGCTGATTACCGCGGAGACTGAATTCACGCTCTCCGATGAGGTGACAGCCTGATGAATCACTCAAGGGCCGAGACGTTCTGCATCCGGATACCGGTGACGGGCACGTTGTTACGCCGATTCTCGCAGTCGTGCGACAAGCGCGGGGTGACGACCGGCGCGGCGATCACCCACATGATTGATGATTTCGTCTCTCGCGACCGCGCGACCGAAGCCGAGTTGCCGGGGATGAGGTTTGAGTTTGCGGAGGAAGGTGCATTATGACAGACAAGAGCTACCGCTGTAGGGTCTGCGAGCGATCCCTGACCGAAGACGGCCAACGCCTCTCGGAGCATCCACTCGCGCAATCGCAATGGAAAACCATCGAACTGAGCACGATGGTGGTCGATATCGTTTGCCGCGAATGCGAGAACAGTCCGGCGGCATTGGTGTCACCGGAGGACCATTATTTCAGCGCTGAGGAAATCACCGCCTGCCGGAAAGAGGTCGGGCGCGAGATCGGGATGCGTCGCTCGGTCTATCCGAAATGGGTGACATCCGGGCGCATGAAACAAGCCGAGGCGGATGAGCATCTCGACGCGATGACCAGGGCGTATGCCATCCTCAAGTGGGCCGAGGCGACCGGGGCGAAGATTGCGAAACCGGCGCAGCCTTAGCCCCCCGCGCGGTCGGCGGTGAGGAGGGAATATGTCAGAAGAAGTGACGGCAATCGAAGTCTCGCGCGTGGGGCCAGTCGCCCCCCCGATGGAATCGTGGGTGTCGGTTTTTATCCATAGGCCGACATGGACAATTGATAACGGATGGAGTCACGCGGGGTCTATGCCAGAAGCGAAGTTTAAGCGATGCGATCATCCTGGACATTATAGGATTGCCCGCATCCCGTCCGAGTCCGGGTGCGCCTACCTCAAGCGGCGGGCGGAACTGCTGGAACGAATTGTCAATGCAGCGCACGCGACATTTAAGACAGCGGGGGGCGCATATCGGGATGCCTGTAACCATTTGGGTGATGAGCTTGGCGAACTCGACGCTCTCGATTCCGAGTGGCAGAGGGCCAAGAATGCCTGACATAATCCCCAACACATCCTACCACTTCGATCCGCAAGACACGCCGGAGACGAAGATGGTGGTGCTCTTATGCTGGATCGAGGATTTGCGCTCGGAAGTGTCCTGCCTCAAGAAGCGCGTGGCGGAACTGGAGCGGCGAGGGAAGGATAACGAGTGACCTTCGCCGATCTCTTTTGCGGAATTGGCGGCGTCCGTATCGCCCTGGAGCGTGTCGGAATACGGTGCGTCAAGTCATGTGAAATCGACCGCTTCTGTCGATCGATCTACAAAAAGAATTTCGGCGCAGAGCCGGAAGTGGGGGATATCCGAGAATGGCAATCGACCTCATCGCGGCGGGGTTTCCCTGTCAAGACCTCAGCGTCGCCGGTAAACGCGCAGGACTCGCAGGAGATCGAAGCGGGTTATTCTGGGAGCTTGTGCGAGTTTTGGAACTCGAACGCCCCCGCTGGATTCTCATTGAGAACGTGCCCGGACTTCTGTCTTCCAACGGAGGCCGAGATTTCGCCCTCGTTTTACATGCCCTGGGCCGGATCGGGTATGGCGTGGCGTGGCGAATACTTGATGCTCGATACTTCGGACTCGCCCAACGACGCCGTAGAGTGTGAATTGTCGGATGTCTTGGAACACCCTGTCCCGTCTCGGTTCTATTTGAGTCCCAGGGCGGCACGGGGAATTCTCCGCAGAGCCGAAAAGCGCGGCAGGACATTGCCCATACAATTACTGAGGGCACTTCAAGGGTTGGCAGCCGGGGCTGTGACGACGGGGCCAACATCGTTGTCGGAACCGTCAGCGGAGCCGAAGCCCACAACGGAAACTCAAATCCCATTGCACGGAACTACATTCTACAGGCAGTCAATGCGCCGAGAATGCGCGACGAATGCGGAATCGGAATCGGGTGCGGCGGACCAATGTTTACTCTCGATGGACGAAGCCAACACGGCATCGCTGTTAGTGCGACGCCTGACTCCAACGGAGTGCGAGAGACTTCAGGGGTTTCCGGACAACTGGACCCGCCTGACGGACCGCGTTACAAGGCGCTCGGGAACGCAGTCCCCGTCCCAGTCGTCGAATGGATCGGGCGGCGAATAATGGACGCGGACGCGCTCACCCGGCGCGGGGAGGGGGGCGAGTGACGACCAAGACGCTATTCATGGAAACCACTAAGATCGACGCCAACAAGACGGCGGGCGAAGTCGCTGAATGCTTGGCGATGGCCGGGGCTACGCGGGTGATGAACGATTACAAAAGCGGCGTGGTAACGGCGCTCACCTTTGCGATCCGAGTGGGCGACGTGGAAATTCCGTTCCGCCTGCCGATAAACCCTACACCGATATTTGACATTCTCCAGAAGCGGCGTCAGTCATTCAACCACAACGACAAGGCACCTGCTGATTTGGAGCAGGCGATCCGCATTGCATGGCGGCAGATTCTCCGCTGGGTACAGGCGCAGCTGGCCCTGATTGAAACCGGCATGGTTAAGACACAGGAAGTGTTCCTGCCCTATGTGTGTAACCTCAACGGGGAAACGTTCTATCAACAGATCGAGGCGAATCAGTTCAAGCAACTGCCGCAGTTTACCGGGCACGATGGAGTGTAGCCCCGCCGAGCGGGGGAGGAGGGAAGATGGAAAACAAACTGCTCGCCGCCGCGAAAGCGGCGATGGAATGGATCGGCGATGAGCCATGCCGCAGGAATGACGCGGGTGAATGTCAGACGCACAATGTCCGTCCGTTCAACGCGTGTTGCGTTGGCAAACTCGCCGCCGCGATCAAGGACGCGGAAACGGCACCGCCGAGCATTGAGCGGAAGGCGATGATCGACTATTTCCTCGATGCGTGTGGGAAAGAGGCTCGGCGTCGCAATGCGGAAGAGTTGGATCACAGGTATTACACCGAGGATATTCAACGGTTCGACTTCATGGACGAAGAAGATGCCGGGTTCGTAATTGACACGATCTTCGCACGCATCCCCCCGCCGGGACTCGCGGGGATCGGGCGGGATCAGTTGGCCGCGATGCTTTGGGATTTGTACCCCGGCCTATCCTCAGCGGCCCCTCGTTTTGCTGACATGCCCGACACTGACCCTACTAAACAAGGACTTCGCGAACACGCCGACGCGATCCTCGCACGGATCGCCAAAGTCAAGGAGGCCGAGAATGATGCCATATAGTGTGCGCTTACTATCGCGGACGATTCTTCCAGTCCCGCCATTCTACCGGTGTGTGTGCGGGCGGCTGTACAAAGATTATAGCGGAACCGCGCAACAGTGCCAGCAGTGTCACGCGTCAATCCGTGATGAGTACGAGCAACAAGAGCGTGATGATATGGAGGCAAACGATGAGCACTAAGCCATTGCCCCCGTGCCCCGTGTGCGGGTCTGCTGTAAGGCAGGGGAACCATAAGGATCGTCCATTCAGCCATAAATGCGATGGCTCTCTGGATGAATGTCATATGAGCCACGGGTTTGCGTTGTGCTCAGACGAGTACCGCGCCCTCTGCACCCTCGTCGCCAAGGGGCGGGAGAAGGAGAAGGAAACATGACCTGTGGATGTCCAGAGTGCGTTTCACGACGGCTACGCTATGACGAGGTGACGGAAATCAGGAGCAGACTTGCGGACCCCATGCGCCTCAACGATGAGGACAGCGGACTGGACAACGGATCGGTGCGCGCCATGTCAGCTCGCCTCGCCGCCGCCGAGAAGCGGGGCGCGGCGCTGGAAGCTGCACTGAGCAACATCGAAGACCCGTGGGCCATCAATCCCGATGGCAGTCTGTTTTGCTGGTTTTGTGGCGCAGACCGCGAAGCGAAGCACCAAGACGATTGCCCTTGGTTGGCAATCGCAGCACTCGCCGCACCCGGCGCGGACAAAGGAGAGTGCGCCGACTATCCGAGAATGTGATTGGAGCTATTCATAAACTGTCGCAAGTCAGGAGGGTCAAGTGGTAAAGCAAGACGAGGCAGCCGCAGCAGAGTCTGCGGCCCCCAACGAATCAGCGCCGCCTGAAGTACGTGAATCCGGCGACGCATTAGTAACGCTCATCAACATCACGAATATCGCCGAGTCCAAGGAGAATCCGCGCAAGACATTCGGTGACCTGGACGGCCTGGCGAAGGACATCGGTCGCCGGGGCATTCTGCAGCCGCTTCTGGTCCGGCCCATACCGACCAACGGAAGGCGGCCCGATGGCCGCTACGAACTCGTCTTCGGCGCCCGCCGCCTCCGCGCCGCCAAGATTGCCGGGCTCGATCGTGTGCCGGTGATGATCCGGTCTATGGCCGACGACGAAGCCCTCGAAACGCGCATCATCGAGAACAGCCAGCGCGACGATGTGCATCCCCTTGAGGAGGCGCAAGGCTACGAGTGGCTGCACGAGAAACACGGCCGCAGCGTCGTAGAGATCGCCGTCAAGGTCGGCAAGTCGACGTCCTGGGTGTACGGACGCATGCAACTACTGCGGCTCTGTCAGGGCGCGCGCGAGGCCTTCCTGGCGGGCGACATCGATGCATCGGTCGCGGTACTGCTCGCGCGGATACCGTCCGAAGCCCTGCAGATGGAAGCCCTCGACCAAGTGCGCGAAACCGAATATGAGCCGGCCGCGACATACAAAGAAGCATCGGAGGTCATTCAGAACCACTTCATGCTCCGATTGAAGAATGCGCCGTTCAAGCTCGACGACGGTGAACTGGTGCCGGCGGCCGGACCTTGCTGGGCCTGCCCCAAGCGCACCGGCAATCAGCCGGAACTGTTCGACGACGTCAAAGGAGCAGACATGTGCATCGATCCGGAGTGCTTCGCCAAGAAGCGCGACGCGCGCAACGCGGAACTCCGGACAGAGATCGAGGAACGCGGGACGGAGTTTCTCAAGCCCGGAACTGCCAATCGAATCTTCAAAGGAAGCGATCTCGCCTATGCGAGCGGCTTTGTCGATCTCGATCGCCCGTGCGAATTCGACGAGAAGAAGCCGCAACGCACCTACCGCGCGATCCTCTCGGAGTCCGACGTCCCGATAGTCGCCGCGGAAAATCCGCACACGCACAAGATTCACGAACTCGTCAAGGACGTCGATGCAAAGAAGGCTCTCAAGGAGGCGGGAATCGGCGCCGGCAAGGGTATGCGCATCGTCGGCAGTTCGGCGCCCACGGCCGACGAGAAACGGCAACGCATCAACGAGCAAATTCGGAAGCGCCGCGTCGAACTGCTCACCGCGGCGATCGTTGAGAAGGCCGAGGTCTCGCAGCCGGCCGCGGAATTCTGGTCCCTGATGGCCCGCTTCGCCGTCAAGCGCGCGTGGCACGATGTACTGAAGCGCGTTATCTCGCGCCGCGGACTGAATGACTCTCTGAAAAAGGGCGAGGCGCCCGACGAGGCGCTCCTACGGCTGATCGGGGCGATGACCGCCGGCCAGGCTCGCGGTCTTATGCTCGAAGCCATGATGGGCCAGGACACGCAATTCGGCGAAGAGTCCGACGACGTGAAGGCGCTCGCGCACCTCTACGATCTCAAGGTCGACGCCTTCGCAACCCGTGCGCGCAACGAGGTCAATGCGAAGGCCGGAAAGACGAAGATCGAGAAGAAGGCCCCGAAGAAGTCCAGGGCGGAATCGCCCGCGAAAAAGGGTGCGCCGCGCAAGAAGAAGGACAAGGCCGAACCCGGTTTCGATGTGAAGATGATCCCGTCGCCCGAGCTTGCCATGATCGTCGGCGAGCAGCCGATCACGCGCATGGAGGTCACAAAACGCCTATGGGAGTACATCAAGAAGAACAACCTGCAGGACAAAAAGAAAGCCACACTGATCATCACCGATGAATTCCTGAGGGCGGTCTTCGGCGATGAATCGAAGGTCTCGATGTTCGACATGACGAGGCGGATTTCGAATCACCTGACACCGATCGAGAAGAACATCTAACCCATCACCGCGGGGGCAATGCGACCTATGGGAACGGGGTCGAAGGCGACGCAAAATCGACTTGACAGGCACATCAGCGGGGGATACCCTACGACTTGTTGGGGACCCTCGGAATGTACCCAACTGACAACAAAAACCGTCCCAATTCATCGGGCGGCAAAAGCGGTTCCTGATCTCGTTGCTCTCGGATTCCCGTCCGAGGGTCCCTCCGGGACAACGGGGGAGGGGACCGCCTTTGGGGGCAACTATGCCTGGTAAGCGCCGGGACTTCAGCGGCCAGTTTGCCATCTCTGAGGTCGATTTTTGGCTGAACGATCCGCGTGTCCGAGGCGGTGGATCGGCCTTCAAAACTTACATTCACTATGCCTGGATGATCGCAGTCAAAGAACGCCGCGAGACGCTTCCCATCTGGTGGCAGACGGAAAGCATCGGGAAAGCAGCGGGACTTGAGCCGAGAACGAGTCGAAAGTGTGCCCAGCGTGCAAGGGAAAATTCCCTGCACGGACAAACGGCAGACGGTAGGGTAATCGTTTACGGCGTAAAGGCTAAGCACCCAAACCTGACGTGGAAGGATGGCGACATATCCGATGATTTGCAAACGCATATCGTCGCCCAAACAGAATCAGAATCAGAAACACAAACAGAATCAGAAGCAGAAAGGCCGACGCGCAAAAAACGCGCGCCCTCTGCCGTCGAAAAAAACTTCATGGACGGCTTTAAAAGCCGGCACGGGCACGAACCGGAAATCGACAAAGGACATGCCGTCAGATTGGCTCAACTGGTGGGGAAGCATGGAACCGAAATCGTCATCGCAAAAATCAACGCCTGGTGGACCAGCGGCGCCGGGGCCTGGGCGGACGAGCGCGGCACGAACCGAGACATCGCGGCGTTCCTCACGAGCTTTGACCGAATCGCAATCGGAGGACCGAATGGCAACGGAGTCGAAATCGACACCAGCCGATTCGACGCAGCCACAGTCGAGTCCTGATCTGGTCTTCCGGCGGACGTGGCAGAGACTCGCTTGGCAGGGCGCGATGATTCCCGGGCGGCACGGGGGCTTGGTGCGCGAGCGGGGATCCGCGGCAATCGATCGCCGTAGCGGCGCCATGGACGGCGCGATCGCGTCCTGCCGAGAGTTTTCAGAGTGGCCATGGCACGAGGGCTTGTACCTGTGCGGTCCGGTGGGGTGCGGGAAATCCCTGCTGGCGGCGCTCACAATTCGCGGGATGATTCTCTGCGCGCAGGAGGTCGGTTGGCCTGTGATCGACGGCGTGCGGAGCACGTGGGACGAATTTGCGCGCAATGCTGGCGGCCATCTGGAGTTCTGGTATCCGACGTTTCGATTCGTCAATGCGCCACGGTTGCTGCAGGAGATTCGCAACACCTTCGGCAGGATGTCGGCGCAGGAGCAGACGACAGAGAGCGTGCTGTCTGAATATCTGCACGTCGATGTCCTGGTGCTCGATGATATCGGCTCCGAGAAGCCGACGGACTGGGTACGGGAGCAATTGTTCATGCTGATCGACGAGCGATACGGGGAGAAGCGTCCGACGATTTTCACGAGCAATCTGAGCCTGAAAGAACTGGCGCTGACGTTGTCGGAACGCATTGCGGATCGCATCCTGGAGATGTGCCGGGGGCGGATCGTCAAGATCAAGTGCGGGAGTTACCGGTGACACCGACGGAACGCAGACAGCGCAACGCCGCATGCCAGAGGCGGCGCACTGCCCACTACGGCTATCCGGCTTACGGAAGCGTGCGCGAGCATCGGAGGGATGACAATCCGCTGCCGCGCGACCTGGTGGAACATATCGACGGAATTATCCAGCGCGAGCTGGAGAGAGCGAGGAAGTCATGACGGGACTATTTGACTCTGTGATCGCGGATCTGCGCGCGCAGAAGGAGAAGATCGATGCGGCGATCGAGGCCATAGAATCGCTTGGATCGACGAGACCGCACTCCCCGGTACCGGCGACCGAATCGACCAAGAAGCCGGCGAAGATGAAGCCCGCTCGGGGAAATCTCATAACGGGCAAGGCGCGCGTCACCGTCACGGCACCGGTGCCCGTTGGGCGCAATGTCCGCCGCAAATCGAAAACCGGACTGACGCGCGAGCTCGTGATGAAGGCGTTGGCCTCCGGACCGAAGACATCCGGCGCCGTTGTGGCCGCACTCGCCGGCAAAGTCGAGGACACGGCGGTCCGCGCGATGCTGTATCATCTCAAGTCCAAGGGCAAGCTGACGCAGAACGCGGAGGGCGCCTTCGAGGTTGCCGCGTCGTGAGGTGCGTCCGGACTTGATTGCGCCGAGCAGAAGAAAAGGAGCCTCGCAATGGCACAAGGCCGAGTTAAAGACGAAGTGATCGTGGAATCATATGATCGTCATAAGAGCGTCTACGCTGTCGGCAAGGAGGTTGGCCTTAATCACAGCAGCGTCCATGAGCGATTAGTAAAGCTCGGGGTTATGCTCAGTCATTCGAAATGGACTGAGGACGAGAGTGATCGCCTCCAAAGGGATTATCTGATCCATCGGGATGCGGGGAAACTCGATCTCCTGGCTACGGACATGGGCCGTACCAAGCAATTCATTTGCCGCCAGGCAAAACGACTTGGTCTTACGAATTACAATCACATTCGGCCTTATATGGGTGTTTGGAAGTACATAACCGAGGATGTCGCGCGTGGAATATTTGAGAAGTTCAAGAAATCAAGCCTCGGGCTTGGACAGTTTTGCGCGAAGATGAAATATGACGATCTCGGTTTCTCGAGGACGATGAGGGAATTCTTCCCCGATGAATGGGAGCACGTTATCGAGGCAAAAGTGCCGAAGCAGACTATGTACAGATACGGAAGGGCATTCGAGTACCGGGTTCGGGATGGATTGCGACATCTCGGGTATTTTGTGTTGCGATCACCGCGATCAGCATCACCGACAGACCTGGTTGCCATAAGGAGTGGCGAGGTTCTTATGGTTCAATGCAAGCGGGGCGGACAGATCGGTGTGCGAGAATGGAATGCTCTTTACGACCTTGCGCTATCATGTGGCTCGGTGCCGATCTTAGCCATGAATCCGACCAATCGGCAGACATTGTTCTTCCGCCTAATCGGAAGAAAAGACGGATCGAAGCGAAGGCAGCCGATGGAACCATTTGAGATCCAGATTCCACCTCTTCCGGGGACATTGGAGGCGGTGACAGTATGACGATCATCATGATGACCAAATCCGTTGGTACAAACGACAATTTCAAGGTCGCGATTCAACAGCGTGGCGAAAAAGACACGTATGCCTATCAGTGTGAATCTCTTTTGTCCGTGATGTCATTCGATCGCGGGAGCGGGATCAAGTCCGCCGAGGTCGTGCTCGGAGTATGCTGCGATGAGTGCGCGGCCCGCTCGATCTTGCTCCTGATGGAAGAGATTCGCAAAGAGCGACCCAAGGCGTACGCGCGATACGTGCAACTCTTGCACGAGATAACAAGGGCCTAAATTTGCATGCCTGATGTGTCGACCAGGGTTGCCCCCGACCTCGCGCCGGAGCTGACGGCCATCGCGTACGAGTTCGTCACGTGGCTCAAGGCGCACACCTCGCAAGACGAACCGGCGCCCGCGGCGGTCATCCGGCAGGAATTCGCAATGAGCGATCTGCAGATTCGGCTGCTGGTGCACTGGCTGCGAGCAAAGGGTGACCCGTTGTTTTCGAGAATCGGCAGCGACAGCCGGGGTTACTTCTGGATCGAGAGTTGGTCGGAGGCCCAGCACACGCTGGCGCAACTGCGGAGCCGCGCGAACGCGCTGCACTCAGCGGTGCGCGGCATCTGCCGGGCGTTTCAGTGCGACGAGAATCAACCGGAGTTGGGACTGTAATCCCTAAGCATGTTCGAATCGGAATATCCCTGGCGATGCCAAAAACAATCCAATCGGAGCGCGTGGTGTGGCTGTGGGTTTCATACTATCGCCACGAGAATGGACCCGTCGAGTATGGTACTATCCATGCACTTGTTGATCGGGATCGCGGCTACGACAGCCAGGAGCTCGCGTGTGGAGAGAGGATGCACTCCTACAGCCGCGGCTTCTTCGTCGCCATGGCACCCAGCATAAAGCTGCTCCCATTCAAAGCCCTCGATGGTCACTTCTGTGTGCCATGCGTAACCGAACTCCTTCGCCATTGTCGAAGTATGCAGGCACTGCCCAGGGCATACTTCTCGCTGTCTACAACAGCCGTACACCGCCCCTATCGAGAACCGAACATGACAGTCGGATGTCCTTGCCCACGGTGCGGAGGCTATTTGCTATTCAACTGGGAGGGGGAGGGGCGGCCATTTTGCATCGGATGCGGTGCGGAAATCAACGCGTCTGGGAAAGTGAGTTTCTTTTCGTGATCAGTCAGTTGGGGGCACTCTGACCGAAGACATTTCCAAGCGTGACGAGCTGATCGCCATGGCCGCCGTCGCCTTGACTAAGTCCATACCGCACAAGAGGTATCATGGCGGCGGGACCGGTTTGCTATCAGACCTACTCTTCGCCATGGGTTACTCGATATCCGTCGCTAGAATCCGCAATATCATGGCTCACGAACGCCGCGAGAATCCGACCATCAAGGCCTTCGAGGATTCACTTTCGTAAAAAAGTCTCCGAAAGAGATTGACGAACTCGATTGATTAGTACACACATCCGGCGGAGGCAGATTATGGCCAACGGAACCTGCGTACGATGGACCGAGGATTTCGAGATCAAGTTTCTGCAGCGCCTGATGGACTGCGGCGGGAATATTCGTGAGGTTTGCCGCAATCTCAACGTGACGCACGCCTCTGTCTACGCCCACAAACACGCCAGCGAATCCTTTGCGGCGCAGCTCGATGAGGCGAAGCTCATCGGCGCCCACATCCTCGAAGATGTGTCTCTTGACGATGCCCTCCTAGGCACGCCCGAGCCGCTGTATGTCAAGGGCGAGCTCGTGCTCGACAAAGAGGGGCAGCCGGTCGTGGTCAGGAAAATCTCCTGGACCTCGCGCATCTTCCTGCTCAAGGGTGCCTTCCCGGACAAGTACCGCGATCGGTACGCGCACGAGTTGTCGGGTCCAGGCGGGGGCCCCATCGCGTCCAGGGCGGAAGTGCGAATCTATCTTCCCGACAACGGTCGCAAGCCGCAAGAGGATATTCCGGCGGCGCCAGTGGAGGCAAGGACGCCATGAAAAACCCTGACGACCGCGATCCCTGGACCGAGATCGACGCGCACCTAAGAGATTTACGTCGAAGAACCAAACTCGCAACCGACGAACTCCTCATGTCCCTTGTGCCAAACTTACGATGCGTGCTGATGCCAACCATGCAAACAGGATTGACAGCAGATTTCGAGACCGCTTGGCAAACGTCCGAATGGTGGCAGTGGCCGACGTATTCGCTAAAACGCGGAGCGATAGTTTTATGACCTAACCATGGCCTGACAAGCCGCCGGTTCGCTACCGGTGTGAGCATCGCGAAAGTCTGGGGTCTTCGCCCTCTTCTGCTACCCAGCAGGAAGAGTTGGCGGAGACCCTTTTCGCGAAAGGGACAAACCGAAAACACGATGATCCCGATGATCGCCACAGCACCGCCACCGATGAGACCGACAGTCGACTTGATCGACGTGCGGCCGCAGGCGGGGCCACAGGAGCAATTCCTGCATACCTCGGCGGATATCGCGGTGTACGGCGGCGCGGCCGGCGCCGGCAAGAGCTTCGGGTTGCTCATGGAGGCCTTGCGGCATGTCGACAATCCCGGATTCGGCACCGTCATCTTCCGCAGGACTTCACCGCAGATCCGCCAGGAGGGCGGGCTGTGGGATACCTCGTTCGGACTCTACCGCCCCTGCGGCGCCATCCCCAAGGAATCAACGCTCGAGTGGAAGTTCCCCTCTGGATCCCGGATCCGTTTCGCGCACATGGAGGGCGAGCACGATTATCTGAATTGGGATGGCTCTCAGATTCCGCTGATCGGTTTTGACCAGCTCGAGTCATTCACCTGGCGGCAGTTCTGGTACATGCTCTCCCGCAATCGCACAACGTGCGGCGTTGTGCCCTACGTCCGCGCGACCTGCAATCCGGATCCCGATCATTGGCTGCGATCGTTCATGTCCTGGTGGATCGACGATGCGAGTGGATATCCGATCGAGGAACGCTCTGGGATAATCCGGTGGTTCTACACACGCAACGATTCGACGACCTGGGCTGGTTCTCCCGAGGAGCTCGTAGCGCAGTTCGGCGAAGAGTGTCTCCCGAAGTCCTTCACGTTCATCCCGGGCCGTCTCGAGGACAATCCCGCGCTCATGCGCAAGGATCCGCAATATCGAGCGAACCTCGATGCGCTCCCGCGTGTCGATCGCGAGCGCCTACGCAAGGGGAACTGGAACATTCGCTACACCGCGGGCATGTACTTCCAGCGGTCATGGTTCGAGATCGTCGACGCGGTGCCCGAATTGATCGACGTCGTGCGTTACTGGGATCGCGCGGCGACGGATGCGAAGACCGCCGAGAAGCGCGGCAAGGCCTCGTTCACGTCCGGCGCGAAGGTCGGCAAGTCAGCCAGGGGCCTGTATTACATCCTCGACATCGTTCGCTTCCACGGTTCTCCGCTCGAGGTTGAATCGCGGATCAAGAACGTCGCATCGCAGGATGGCCACAGAGTCCGCGCTCGATTCGAGCAGGATCCCGGCCAGGCAGGCAAAGCCGAGGCTGCGGTGCATGTGCGCAATCTCGCGGGCTACGATGCCGGCGTGAATACCGTGCGCGAATCCAAGGGCATGCGCGCGAAACCGCTCTCGGCTCAGTGCGAGGCGGGCAACGTCAAGGTTCTCCGGGGTCCCTGGAACGAAGACTTGCTGCGCGAGTTGGAGAATTTCGACGGCAGCGATCAATGCGTTTCCGACCAGACGGACTCGCTGAGTGGTGGTTTCCATTGCCTGACCGCGTTGAAGCGGGCGGGCGTGTGGGGAGCGGCGGCATAGCTATGGCAAAGACGATACAAACGCCAAAGAATCGAATCCGACCCGCAGCCGCGGCGCCGAGTAACGGCGACCAATTATCGGTCCTGCAAGCGCGTCAGATGTTCACCGCGATGTCGATGCTCGGCACTCGCGCCGGCGTGGCTTCGTATCTGGGCAAATCCTTCGGCGGTGATCGTGACATCTACGATGCGTTGGGATACAAGAAGCTCCCGCTCTTCTCGGATTTCATGGCGCATTATCGGCGGCAGGACATTGCCAAGGCCGCTGTCGACGTCCCTGTGCGCGCCTGCTGGCGGAAGCCACCAGCGCTCACCGAAAGCGAAGAGGAAGAGACCGCATTCGAGAAGCAGTGGGCGGAGGTCGCGACCAAACTACGCGTGTGGGATTACTTCAGCCGTGTCGATCGGCTCGCGTCGATCGGCGAGTACGCCGTCCTCCTAATCGGATTCGACGATGGGGCGCAGCTCTGGCAGCCGGTTAAGCGCGCTACGGAGGTCCTGTATGTGATGCCTTACAGCCAGGCGAACGCCAGCATCGCGACGTACGTCAGCGACGTGAAAGACCCTCGATATTCACTGCCGGAGAAGTACTCGATCAACATGCGGACCGCGCAGGGATCGCAATCGTCTCGCACTCTGCAAGTGCACTGGTCGCGCGTGATTCACGTTTCAGAGGATAACCTGGATGATGACATCCTCGGATTACCGCGTCTTGAGGCGGTACTGAATCGTCTGCAGGACTTGGACCTGGTGGCGGGCGGATCGGCTGAAATGTTCTGGCGGGGAGCGTTCCCCGGATTCGGGCTGAAATTGGATGACGGGGCAACCCTGGGCATCCAGGACGAGCCGAAGCTCGAAGCCGAAATCGAGGAGTACGTGCACGGCCTGAAGCGGTACATGCGCCTGCAGGGATTGAGTATCGAGAATATCGCGCAGCAGATCGGCGATCCGAAAAACCAAGCCGACCTGTATATCACCCTGATCTCCGCCGTCACTCGCATTCCCAAACGCATCCTGCTCGGCTCGGAGATGGGAGAGCTCGCATCCGGCCAGGACGAGGTGAACTGGTACGCGCGGGTCGACGAACGGCGCGAGGGGCACTGTGAGCCGAAAATCGTCCGTCCCTTTGTCGATCGACTGATCGAGCATGGCGTACTCCCGGCGCCGAAGGACGGCGCCTATACGTGCGAGTGGGCACCGCTGCTTAAGCAGAGCGAAAAAGAGAAAGCCGACGTCGCGAAGACCAAAAGCGAGGCGATGTCAACCTACGTCGGCTCCGGAGCTGAGACGCTTGTTCCGCGGCAGTTCTATCTCACGGATGTCATGGGATACAACCGAGACCAACTCGATCAGATCGAGGAGATGATCGCGACCCAGGACGAAGAGGCCGACGGCGACGTCCCTACTGACATAGACGACGTGAACGCGGATAGTTGAGGGGTGGCAATGGCAACGGGAGAAACACACGTCCATGATTGAAGACGACAGCGGAATCAAGCGGCTGGAGGCTCTTACGCCGCACCTGCCTGTCGTGCCGACGGGGACGGTGAACGTGTCCTATGCCGTTGAAAAGGGGAGTTGCCTTGGGATCGGACTTTACCGCGAAACCGGAATTGGCGTTCAAGTGTTCTACATGCCCAGGGGGTCCGTATTTCCATCGCACAGGCACGACGTCCGCGAGTGGTTAATTGTTTATCGGGGACAGCTGAGAGTAACGCTGGGGGTAGATAAGCCCTCGGTCATCGAGGCGGTAGTTGTCAGTCACGTACTCATCGACATAAATGTACCTCATGTCATCGAGGCATTGGAAGACACCGAGGGGATCGCCATTACCATCCCCGTAGACAAAGGATACCCGGATGCCCGGAAGTGAAAATCATCTCGCCAATGGTTGGAACGAGTGGTCCCGGCATGTACTGATCGAACTGAAGGAACACCGTGCGGAAATCTTGGAGTTGCGCAACGCTATAACCGCATTGACGGTTGAGATTGCGACGATGCGGGTCAAGGTTACGGCGATTACGGGGATCGCGGCATTGGTAGGTGGCGGCATCGTCACTCTGATTGCGAGGATGATTGCGCCATGACACCACACGACCTGATTCCCGGTGACGTGCTCCTGACCTACGGGTCTGCGGGCCTCTGGCCCCCACGCCGCTGGGTGCTCTGGGTCGTGTACCGTGCGATCCGGGCGTACCAGCGGAAGAAGTGGGGCGACTCGGTCGACTGCGACCCTACGCACGCGCGGCTGTGGCTGGGCAACGTGTTCTTTGAGGCGACCTGGCCGAAGGCGAAGTACACGCTCTTTGAGGAGACCGAGATCGACAAGAAACGATGCAAGGTCGTGCGCTGGGCCGATGGCAATCTCGCGATCGACTCGATGTTGATCGCCGCTGACCCGATGATCGGGGCTCCATACGACTGGGGCGACCTTTTGGACATGGGTATTGCTGCCGTCGCAGGGATTCCTCAATTCAGAATCTTCGGGGATAGGATGAACAAGTACAGGGTGTGTTCAACGGCGGCGGCGCAAGTCCTGGAAGCAGGCGGCGCGATGTTTGACCGGCCAACAAACGAGATCGACCCGGCCTACTTTCTCGCCAAGTTTCGCGACTGGCGAGTGGTATACGAGAAAGGGCAATCATGAGACGAGTATTTGCAATCGCCGCACTTCTGGTGCTCACGGCATCGGCGTTCGCAGCGAGCACGCATCACGAGTGGACCGTGACTTACTTCCAATCGGATTGTGAACGGCAGTGTCTACCGTGGTTCCCGATGGCGGCGGATTCGGCGAAGATTCACCGCGTCCTGGTCGTGAACGGCGCGGACACTCTGTTGTTTGTGGCCGACACGGTGATCTACTACTGAGAGGACATGCATCGTGCGGGACCCACAGAGATTATACGACGAGGTTTACACGAGTGGTGAAGCCATTGCAACGCGTCTTTCGCATGATCGCATTGAAGTTGAGCGTCTCGCATTGAAGGGGATGTGCTATATGCTGGATCGTGATAGGCCACTGATTGTCGCGCCGACCGCTCCCAAGGTAGTGAGCGTGCGGCAATGCTGATCCTGGTGCTAAATCTGATGGCCCTGACGGCCATTTTCTTGAAACTCAGGGAACTGAATTCACGACAACCAAGACGCGTCGTCTTGATCGAAGGGATCGAGAGGGCGGAAAAGGAGCAAGAGATGGAATTTGCAATCGATTTAACCGCGGGCGGGAAAAAACTCGAACGTATGAAGCCGCTAAACAAGTTCGGCCTGTTATCCCAGTGGGATGCGGATAACCCGGTACACGTTGTGACATCCGACGGGCTGGCGACATTCGAGCCGACAGATGTGAACTTCGCCGGTGAGCCGTTCCCCGCCGACCAGGCTGGGCAATGGTTCATCCTCAGGAGCAATGGGGCCACCGGGATAACGGTTGCTGAATTCGAGGGCGACGGCCACACGGAGAAAGACGGTGAGCCAGAGGTGATCGAGCTGGTCAAGTTCACCGTGACAGTGAACGCGACTTCCGCCGATGTCAAGACGGTCGCGATCGAGGAGTCGGAAGAGATTTCGGAATAGCGATGCTGATCCCGACCGGCCATAGGAGTTTTCTCAACGATCAAACGGGCACGCCCGCGCGCGTCATGGGCGCGGGCGCGATGCCGGTCAACTACCGTGACGACAATCAGCAGTGGGGCGCCATCGATCTTAATTGGGAGCCGGTGAACGCGACGCGCTGGAGGGCAGAGCGTGGCGTTCATCGGCTCGTTGTCGACTCTGACCTCGGAGCAAGATACACCCAATTCGATCGCGCGGGCGGTCGCCATTCGATCGACTTCCGGCCGTCCAAGCTGGTCAAGGTCCGCAAGTCCGATCTTCAGGTGTCCGTCATCGCCTCTGCGGTTCCAGGAACGATCAAGGTTGATGGCAGCGTCATGCGCGTCGAAGGCGTATTCCCCGGCGCGGACGGCATGCGCATCGAACTGGACAACTTCAACAACGAGTTTGCGCTGCGCTACGTGTTCACGCAAGCGACACGCGACAGGCTGGCGACACTCGGTCCATGGGGCAATCACTGGATCGGCGTGGCCACAGAACTCGATCTCTCGAATCTGAATCTCTCTCTGCGCGATGCACTCGGCGATCTCCCGTCCGATTCCTCCGGGAGAATCATCGATGGATACATCGAGGCGCATCTGGCTGGCGAGCGCGTGTTCGTCCTTGGGGATGCGTATCTACAGCATCAGTCCTACGAATCTCCGCAGTTGGCCACACCAACCGTGCGCGTGCGGAAGCTGATCGCACGCGTTTCCGGCGTGCTCTATCTGATTGAACTGTTCGATGCGGTTGCAGCAGCGGCGCTGCCATCGGGCGACCTTTGGCATCATGCTAATTTCGGCATCAGTACCGGAACCGGCACGGGCAGCGCCAGCATCGAGGATACCATCGGATTCGACCGCGCAACCACCGGCAGTCCCGGCGGAGCGCTCGATTCGATCACGGCCCGTCTGGTCATGAGCACATCGAACAAGAACGCCAAGTGCGCGCTCTACACGTCCAATGTTGCAACAAAACTTGACGATACGGAAGAGTTGCTTATCACGAATACTGGCTATGATTGGATCACATTCGTCGCCAACGGTGGATACTCGTTATCGGCAGCGACGGCCTACACGCTGGCAGTGTGGGGCGCGTCCGGCACGGGCGGATTGACCGTGCGCATCGAGGATGCGACGGGGGAACAGTACCACCTCGATCTGAGTCGCACCTATGGGGCATGGCCGGAACCGTTGCAAGAGGATTACGCGCCGCTGCCAGGAAAGGCCATGATGATTTACGGGACATACACGGAGGCGGCAGGCGGTCCGCCTCTCGGATCGCTCGCGTCACTCGGAGTGGGGAGATAGACGATGGCTGACAATATCACACTCAACGCCGGGTCTGGTGGTGCAACGCTGGCGACCGATGAGGCCGCCGGTTCCATCCATCATCAGCTTGTGAAGATCGAGTTTGGCGCGGACGGTACGCAGACGCCGGTATCGACGGCGAATCCGTTGCCGGTATCCGATGCCGCCGGATCGCTCACGGTTGACAATGCGACGCTGTCCGTTGTCGGAGGCGGCGCAGAGGCAACCGCGCAGAGGGTGACGATTGCAAGCGATTCGACCGGCGTTCTCTCAGTCGATGACAACGGCGGATCGCTGACCGTCGACGGGCCATTAACCGACACCCAATTGCGGGCGACGGCAGTGCCCATCTCTGGCACGGTGACCGCTTCGGGTCCGCTCACCGATATACAGCTTCGGGCGAGCGCTGTGCCGGTATCTGCGGCGGCGTTGCCGTTGCCAACCGGCGCGGCCACGTTGGCGGCGCAACTCCCGGACGGCCACAACGTCACGGTCGACAATGCGGCGGGCGCGGCAGCGGTGAATATCCAAGACGGCGGGAATTCGATCACCGTCGATGGAACGGTGACTGCGAATCTCGGGACGGTCGGAGGGGTCGCGACAGAGGCGACGTTATCGACGCTGAATGGGAAGGTGACGGCCTGCAACACTGGCGCGGTCGCGGTCGCATCCAGCGCGTTGCCGACTGGCGCTTCGACTGCGGCGAAGCAACCGGCGATTGGAACGGCGGGATCGCCGTCGGCTGATGTCATCACCGTGCAAGGCGTCACGAGCATGACGGCGCTCAAAGTTGATGGATCAGCGGTGACCCAACCCGTGAGTGGAAGCGTCACCGTCGCATCCGGCACTGTTACCGAGACGAATTCGGCCGCTGTAAAGACAGCCGTCGAATCCGTCGCGGGGACAGTCAAGGCGGATGGTGCCACCAAAAGCGCAACGGCAGTCCAGGTTGCGGGCGAGGACGGCACAAACGCGCAGACGATCAAGACGGACTCGGACGGCCATCTACAGATTGATGTCCTCACGGCGCCGTCGACCGCGGTCACAGGGTCGGTGACGGTATCGGGCACGGTAACGGCCAACGCTGGAACCAACCTCAACACATCGGCACTCGCTGTTGAGGCTGGCGGGAATCTCGCGACCATCGCCACAGAGGTCGCCAAGATCGACGACGTGCAGGCGACGGACGCTGGCGCATTGCCCGCAAAGGGTGTGCTAATCCAAGGCGACGACGGTTCCGTAGCGCGGAATATCGCGGTCGATGCCAGTGGCAACGTTCAGGTGGACATTGTGAGCGGAGGTTCGGCTGGCGCCCAATACACTGAGGGCGAGACTGACGCAACGATCACCGGGACGGCCATGTTGTGGGAAGACGCGGCAGATACCTTGCGCGCCGTCAGCGCCGCGAAGCCGTTGCCGGTCGACGGATCAGCCGTCACCCAGCCGATCAGCGGGACGGTAACAGCAAACGCCGGAACGAATCTCAATACATCGGCATTGGCCCTTGAAACCGGCGGCAATCTCGCGGGCGTGAAAACGGATACGGCGACGATCGCCGGGGATACCACTTCGATCGATGGCAAGGTTCCCGCCCAGGGGCAAGCCCTCATGGCGGCGTCTGTGCCGGTAGTTCTCGCGAGCAATCAGAGTGCTGTGCCAGTGAGCGCGACCGATCTGGATGTGCGCAATCTCACATCGACTGACGTGGTGACGGTGACCGGCGGCGCAGGACAGACCGCCGATGTGAAAGTCACGCTCGATAGCGAATCGGTCGTCATAGCATCCGGTGCGATCACCGAAACGAATTCAGGGACAATCAAGACAGCCGTTGAGTCGGTCGCTGCCGCCGTCAAGACAGATGGCGCGGCCAAGGGCGCGACTGCGCTTCAAGTTGCCGGTGAAGACGGTACGAACGCACAGACATTGAAGACTGATTCCGATGGCCACCTTCAGATTGACGTCTTGTCGGGCGGCGGGGGCGGGACGCAGTATACCGAGGGCGACACCGATGCGTCGATCACCGGAACCGCGGTCTTGTGGGAAGATGCTGCCGACACGCTTACGCCTGTGAGCGCAGCGAAGCCGATGCCTGTAATGCTCACGGATGGAACAACTCCGGTCAGCGTCCTGGGCACGGCGGGATTAGATGCACTCGCAGTAATCATGATCGAGCCATCGAGCGGCGTGCCTATCGGTTATGATCCATCTGCCCCGATGTATGTTGTTGCGGCGGTTGCAGGTGACATCGCCCACGATGCCGCCGATTCGTCAGACAAGCCCGTCAAGATCGGCGGCAAGGCACGCACCGCCGAACCGGCAGCGGTGGCCGACAATGACCGGGTGAACGCATACTTCGACGAAAAGGGATACCAGCGCGTGAAGATTCACCAAGGCGCTGACATCGAAGTCGTGCAACCGACAGCGGCGGATTTCAACTGCACCGAGGCGTCGGCTTCGGCGATCAAGACTGCCGTCGAACTGATCGACAATGCCATCAGCGGAACAGAAATGCAGGTCGACGTTGTGACCTCGGCATTGCCGACTGGCGCGGCGACGGCTGCCCTGCAGCTTCCAAATAGTCACGACGTCACCATCGATAATGCATCGGGCGCAGCCGCGGTCAACATCCAGGACGGCGGGAATGTCATCAGCGTGGACGATGGCGCATCATCGCTGACGGTTGACAATGCTGCTCTATCGGTAGTCGGATCTGGAACTGAAGCGACGGCGCAACGCGTCACGATTGCGACTGACTCCACAGGCGTTTTATCCGTTGATGACAACGGCGCATCACTCACGGTTGACGGAACAGTAGCAGCGACACAATCCGGGACGTGGAATGTGACCAATGTGAGCGGTACGGTGTCACTCCCGACCGGCGCTGCGACCGAAACGACCCTTGCGGCGATTAAGACGTCCGTCGAATTGCTCGACAATGCGGTTGGTGGGAATGAACTTCAGTGTGACATCGTTGGTGCACTCCCGACCGGAGCGAATGCCATCGGCAAGTTGGCGGCGAACTCAGGCGTGGATATCGGCGACGTGGACGTGACCTCAATGCCGGTAGTTGTCGCGACGGCCAGCAGCATCACTGCCAAACTCGCGACCGACAAGATTCAGAACGGACTCACAGCGGTGACGCCGGTGTTTGTCATCATCAGCGGCGCGACCTCCGGTGACAACACGTTGGTGGCGGCCGCCGGTGCGTCGAATAAGATTCGAGTGCTCTCCTACACGATCGTCGCAGCGGGCGCGGTGAACGTCCGCTTTGAATCTGCGGCAGGCGGGACCGCGCTTACTGGCGTCATGTCCCTGACGACGAACTCCGGCGTCTCATGCGCGTTCTCGCCGGTCGGGCACTTCGAGACCGTCGCGAATGAATTGCTCAACATGGAACTCTCGGCGGCGGTGCAGGTCTCCGGGCATCTGACATACGTGGTGGTGCAATAATGGCGGCACTCGGCTGGCTGATGAATTTGGGGTTTGCGGCATCCTTCGCGGTGCCGCCGCCGATTGTTCTGCCGCTGGATCGGACCGTCGTCGTCATGGCGGAAGACCGGATCACGCCAGTTGCCGCAGAGAATCGAACGCTCATGGTCAATTGCGAAGACCGGATGATTGCCATCGAGCCTGATCCGCGAATGATTCAGGTAAAACGCGATGATCGCGACACATCGGTCAGGGGGGCCAGGTGACCTGCAAGGTGCAGACATTCCGGAAAGACCCGGACGCGACGCTTGATTATGGATTCGATTGGGAGGCGCCAGCCGACGAGGGCGGTCCTTATCTCGAATCGGCGGAGACGATCTCTGCCAGCGTGTGGACGGTGCCGGATGGCTTGACCGAAGTCTCAGACGAAGCAGACGACACCACGACCAAGGTTTGGATTTCCGGCGGTACCGCCGGGAACTCGTACACGGTCTCGAACAAGATCACGACCTCCGAGGGCCGGATTGACGAGCGCTCGTTCGTGATCATCGTGGGAGAGCGGTGAGAAAGCGTCTGATCATAAACGCTGCTGGTCGACGTGATCCGACGAGGACCACGGGCATCCGCGCGGCGTTCGTGCGCGATGTCCGGAGGCGGTGGGCGAAGTTGAAATCTGACATCACGAAGTCCATCGTCGATCAGGATTGCTTTGGAATCCAGACCGGAGTAATCACGGTTCATTCTCCGACCGGTTCCAAGGCGTTCGACTTCGCGCGCACAGAGGCCAAGATCGCTGGCTTCATGAAGTGGCTGAAGCAGCAAGAGGATCAAGGAATTCTCGAATTGGTCAGCAGGCCTGGTGCGCGACTGAGCGCAGAGGAAGCCTGGTCAAATATCTACATCCGGTCTGCTTATCAGATGGGCATCGCGCGGGCGCGTACGGAGCTCAAGAAAAAGGGTTATCCCGTCGCTGGGATCCAAAGCGCACCTGGTGGAATCGCTGGCGCGATGAACGCCGGGTTCCATGCAGACCGCGTGGGCCTGATCTACACTCGGACATACGAGGACCTGAAGACAGTGGCAGAAGCCACGAACGCGAGGATCAGACGCGCGCTCTCGGACGGGCTTACGAACCAATTAGCGCAGGGCATGGCTGAGGGTCTCAATCCGAAGACCATCGCGCGGAACATCCTGAAGAACGTCAACTATGCGGTTGACCATGTGGGGAAGACGCGGGCGACACTCATCGCTCGAACTGAGGTCATCAAGGCGCACACGGAGGCGACGCTGATCGAGTACCGGCAGGCTGCTGGGGATATCCAGGTTGAAGTGCAGGCCGAGGTCAGCACTGCCGGAGACGATCGCGTATGCGATCTCTGCGATAGTCTCGCGCTCGGCGGGCCCTACACGCTCGAACAGGCGGCCGGGTTGATCCCGGCGCACCCGCAATGCCGGTGCGCGTTCTTGCCGGTGATCATGCGACAACCGGCGATGGCCGTTCGGCAAGAGGAATTGAGGATGGCGGCATGACAACCGAAGAGGCCGTCAGCATCATGGGGGGCGCGTCAGTCGTCATCGGCGGGCGTGTCCATTTTCGGACCGACTCGACTTCTGATCGCCTGACTTTATGTGATTTACGCGTCGGGCGAATTTATGCAAGGGATAGACATGGCACTACCAGGCTGATTGAGATCAGAAAGTGGACCGATGGTCCCCAATACGGTCGAGTCTGCGCTACCTGTCGCGTCCGCGTGTGTGCATCCGCCAAGGAGAGGCGCCCAGAAAAGCAATCTCGCGAGTCTATCCGTCGCACACATCCAAGCGCGGCTCTTCTCGCCCTGATGGCAACATCAGATATCGACGTACTGGGGGTATTGCCCGAGCAGGAATTCGACTATCCATCCGATGTCGGCCACAACCACATCTGCGACATGTGCGGCCTGAAAATCTTCAACGGTTACTGCCCTTATTGCGGACGGACGTATGGCGCAGAGGATTCGTTCGAAATGATAAACCCAGACGCCTCGTTCGAGGGAATGACGGGACTTCAGGAGGCCCTGGCCGGGAGGAATCAATATGCCATATCCGAATGAACACGCCTGCCGCCTGCATCCGCCGGGCCGATACGCGAGCTTCTCGCGCGTCAAGCGTCACTCTGCGAGTATCGACAAAACGCACGACGTGATTCGGGGCAAGAAATCAGACGGCAGCTACGAGGACCAGGCGTACCGGTACAAGATTCGCAGTTGGACCGAAGCCCAGGCGCGCGAGCACTGTGAAGCGCACGGGGGGACCTTCGAAGCGGCGACACCGGAAGCGAATATGGCAGAGGTCTTCACGGTTTCATCTGCCCAGGAATACACGATCCGCGAAGCGATGCTCGATGGACGCAAGCAGATCGTGGTCCCCGTGGTTCTCATGGTTGAGGGCGTGCACATAGGCGTCAGTGGAATCCCGATTTTCTACTCCTCTGATGAGCTCGCACAGCACGTCGAATCGTGGAATGGCGCGGCCGTGCCGCTCTTCCATCCATTCGAAGGAGATCGCCCCGTCTCGGCCAACTCGCCCGAAGTCATCGAGAGCCAGGTGGTGGGTCGGCTCTTTCACGCGCACTTCGATCGAGGTGCATCGAAGCTCCGCGCCGAAATATGGTTCGACGAAGACAAGGCGATGGCGGTCGAACCGGCCCTGCTGTCAATCATCCGTTCCGGTCGTCAGTTGGAAGTCTCCACCGGATTATTCGGAGACATTGAGGAGGCATCCGGCACATGGAACGGCGAGACATACGAAGCGGTCATGACGAACATCCGCCCTGACCATCTTGCCGTTCTCCCTGGAGGGCAGGGTGCGTGCTCTTGGGCTGACGGATGCGGAGTCAGAGCGAATCAAGCTACACTGGAGGAACCTATGACGAAAGCAGCAGCCGGTCAATTACCACTCGGCGATCCGGCAAACATCGCAACCAATGCAACCAATGCCATGGGCACGCTCAATACGGGAATCCCGGCACCCGCGGCGGCGCCCGCCATTGGCGATCTCGATCCCAAGCCGAGCCCGATCGCTGCACTGCGCGCGTTGAAGGATCTGGGCTTCGCTTGGACCATCAACGCCGATGTCAGTCACGACTCGATCCGCGGGAAGCTCCAGCAGATCGTCAACACATTCGACAGCGACCAGTGGATCAACTGGGTGCGAACAGTGTTCGACGCCTATTTCATCTACGAGGCACGCGGTCACAATCCGGCGACAGGTGGATACTCCTATCACCTGTACAAGCGCGATTACTCCATGGGCGACGCCGGCGTCGTCACACTCGGAGAAACAGTCACTGAAGTCATCGAGGAGACGGTTTATACGCCCGTTCCCGAGATGGCTGCCAACAAACGGAAGGAGAAAAACACGATGAAGAAAACCAAAATCGACGCCCTGATCGCCAATACGGCGACACGGTTTGTCGAGTGCGACCGTCCGTGGCTGGACAGCCTCTCGGACGAACAGATCGACAAACTCACACCGGCGGAAGTCACTCCCGCGGCGGCGCCGGCAACGAATGCGGCTCCGGTGGTTGCGAAGACGGCCGATGAGTACGTCGCCGCAGCGCCGCCGGAATTCAAGCCGCTGCTGGTCAACGCGCTCGCGCGCGAGAACGCCGCCAAGAAAGCGCTCATCGATGGGCTCCTGGCCAACACGCGCAACAAGTTCACTGCCGAACAGCTCCAGGTGAAGTGCACGACCGAGTTGCAGCAGCTCGCCGATCTCGGGGCTGTCGAGGTCAACTTCGAAGGCAAGGGGGGCGGTCCGGCGCCGGCGGCCAACACCGAGACGGTGCTGGAAGCTCCGAAGACGTTCGAGAAGAAGTAAGGCTGCCTAACGCGGCATTGCCCGCGCACGAGCGGAGACGACGTAACGCAAACGATGAATTGAGATTCTGACTCACACGCCACCGGCCGATCCCCGGTTAAGGCGACGCGAAAGTCTGAGGCCCTGTGCCTCCGGTCCTGCCTCAGCGACCGGAGAAGCGCAGGGCCTTTTTCGCGGAATCCAACATGGATCGAGGAGGAAATCACGATGGCATACAACACGATCACCCTCAAGGGAGATCCGATCAAGCACGAGGCCACCGCGGACGCCGGCGATATCTATCCCGGCTACCTCTGCGAGCTGACCGCGACCGGAGTCAAGAAGCATGCGACGCTGGCTGGCAACGCCTATCCGATGTTCGCGCTCGAAGACGACCACCAGGGCAATGACGTCACCGACGTGTACACGATCAGCAACGTGGTCTCGCTCGGCGTGTTCGCGCCGGGGTCCGAGGTCTACGCCCTCCTGGCAGACGGCGAAAACGCCACAGCATTCACCTCGTTCCTCGAGTCGCACGGCGACGGCGAGCTGCAGGTGATCGACACGGATGCGTCCGTCGGCCTGGTCAAGACGAACAGCATCGTCGCGGTCGCACTGGAATCGCTCGATCTGAGCGGTTCGCTCGGCACGACACTCGCGTCGCGGCGCATCAAGGTGATGATCGTCTAGCCGGGGAGTCTGGAGACGCTGAACGGGATTCGATTGACAACCTGAACGAAATGCAAGGAGGAATACGCAAATGAAGGGTCACCCACTGATGGACGTCTTCGCCAACGGCGCCGCACACGGAGACGTTGCCCGGCGCTTGATGGCCGGGGGCATGAACGTCAATGCGCTGCGCACATGGATCGGCAAAGATGGCCGACCGTACATGAACGTGAACGGCGAAGCGACGCCGACGGTCAACGCGACGCTGAAGTACGATGAATGGAAAGAGCTCGACATGCGCGTCGCGCAGGCTGCGCGTTCGCGGCTGGTCGGCGTCCAGGACCTGATCTCGCGCGGGCTGGAATACCGTCTCGGCAACGGTCTCGCCTCGACCGTGCTGCAGTCGCAGAACGCCAGCGATATCTCCGCCGCCGAACTCTCCATGTCCGGCGACAAGCCGGGCACGAAAGATCGCCCGAATTTCGAAACGGTGTACCTCCCGTTGCCGATCGCGCACAAGGATTTTCAGTTGTCGATCCGCGTGCTCGAAGCAAGCCGGAAGAACGGCGACGGTCTCGATCTCTTCACTGCGGAACTCGCGGGCCGCAAGGTTGCGGAATGCGTCGAGGATCTGCTCTTCAACGGCACCGGTTCGTTCACGTTCGGTGGCGGGACGATCTACGGATACGCCAATCACCCGAACCGGAACACGGTATCGCTCGGCACCGCCTGGACCTCGGACACCGGCGCCAACATTCTCGCCGATGTGCTCTCGATGAAGCAGGCATCGCTGACCGACGGGCACTATGGTCCGTGGATGCTGTACGTTCCGACCAACTACGAGAAGGTGCTCGACGACGACTTCAAGGCCGCATCTGATCTCACGATCCGTCAGCGCATTTTGCAGGTCGCGGGCATCGAGGGCGTGAAGGTCGCCGACAAGCTCACCGCCAGCAACGTCATCCTGGCCGAGATGCAGCCGGATACGGTGCGGATGGTCACCGGTCTCGACATCACCACCGTCGAATGGGATTCCAAGGGTGGAATGCTGTTCGACTACAAGGTCATGGCCATCATGGTTCCGCAGATTCGCGCGGACCAGGACGGGAAGTCCGGCATCATCCACCTGTCGTAGGCGGGTGGTCAATTCACGATCGGCCGTAAACAGTCGGCTGATGAATGAACGAGTGCGGAGGAGTCCTATGCGATTCCGGATGAAAGATGGATGCGGTAAGCATCACATGAAATCCAAGGATGGCCAGGCCGTAATCGTGCGGCCTGGCGACGTCATTGATTGCGAGCGTCAGGACCTGGGGGGAGCGATCGACAAGTTCTTGCAGCTCGACGATGATCCGCCGGTCGTGCCCTCAAAAGACGGTCTGACAATCGTGCCTATCGGTGACGGGACGTTCAATGTCGTCAATCCGGGCAGTGGCAATCCGATTAACGACGCACCTCTCGCTGCCAACGAAGCAGCAGACCTCGCGGGCGTGTCGATCGACACGTTCAGCGAGCCGACAATCGCGGGCAATTTTGTTGAAGCCGTGCAGGTGGAGCCAAATGCCGACCAAGGATGATGGCCGATACTGGCGGGTGCCGCGCATCTGGCCCGGGCGAACGGTCTTCATCCTCGGCGGCGGACCGAGTTTGAAGAGCGTCGACGTGGATAGATTGCGTGGGCAGCGGGTTATCGCCGTGAACAACGCCTACAAGCTCGGGGCGTGGATCGACGTTGTCTTTTTCGGCGACCTGCGATGGATGCAGTGGCACGAGGATGGACTGCGACAGTTCCCGGGATTGAAGGTCAGCGCGCACGAGGGACACTTGTCTGCGCTCGGTCGCGCTCTCGGCGTGCGCGTCGTGCGCAAGAAGAACTCGCCGGAGGGAATCTTCAAGGACCCGGCATTGCTCGCCTGGAATGCGAACTCCGGAGCATGCGCCATCAATCTCGCCGTCCACTTCGGAGCGAAGCGGATCATCCTGCTCGGCTTCGACATGCACAAGGTCGACGGCCAAAACAACTGGCATTCGGAGCATAAGAACGCGCCGACTCATGATCCCTACATGAAGTTCCTGGCGCGGTTCCCCGCAATCGCCGAAAGCCTCAAACGGCTGGGGATCGAGTGCATCAACGCGACGCCAGGCAGTGCGCTGACGGCATTCCCGATAGTCGATCCGGCGGAGGTGCTGCCATGAAGATTCGCATTGAGAACAAAGGCGGCTCGCCCGTGCCGACGCGAGTCGTGAACGCCGAGACGGGCGAAGAGATCACTAACATTACGAAGATCGTCATCACGATTGACATCGCTGACGAAACGAACCGGGCGGAACTGACATTCCGTGACGTCACGTGTGACGTTATGGCGGAGGCGGAGCCGTGATCACCGTCGCCTGTGTCTACAAGAACGAGCAGCGCCTGATCGGTAACGGAGCGCCCTATATCCCCGCTGACGTTAGGCGGTTGTACGACGGCGTGAGCAAAAATCTCAATGGGTCGAGTCGATTCGTGTGCCTCACGGATAGGCCGGGGCGCATAAGAATGGTCTGTTCCTCCGGAGTTGAAATCGTGGGCCTAACGCCTGCCTGGCGCGGCTGGTGGTCGAAGATGAATCTGTTTCGACTATCTGGCCCAGTTCTCTATTTTGACCTGGACACGATCATCACCGGATCGATTGACGAACTGGCGCAGGCCGTCATCGACTCCCGCAAGCTCGTGTTGCTGCGAGGATTCTACCGCGGTGACCGCTGCACCGGGGTCATGGGTTGGAGTGCAAACGTCTCCACTGGCTGGATCACGGAGGCATTCGAGCGAGACCTGCTCAATCCGCCGGTGTACATCGATCAGTCTCAGGCGCTCCGGATGCAGTGCAGGAGCGGCATCCACCGCGGTGATCAGGAATGGCTCGATAAGGCGCTGAAGACCAGAGGCGTCGAGACGGTTGCCATCCAGGACCTGGTTTCCGGCGTCTACAGTTACAAGGTGCACGTCCAAGGCAAGGCGCTTCCAGAAGATGCGCGGCTCGTCTGCTTTCACGGTAAGCCGCGGCCAGGGGATGTTGTCGACGAACCGTGGATGGAAGAGCATTGGCAATTGCAACAAGAGCGGAGATAGATCAATGCCGAGTGCTGCACTAACCTGCATTTGTGGCAACACCGATGGTACACCCGATACCGTCCACGGAATCGATGTTCGGCGATGCCAATGTGGCGTTCTGCGTCAGATTGTCAGTATGAGTCCGGACGAAATGATCACGTGGTACCGCGACGCATACTTCGGCGGTGTTTACCAGCATACATATGATCACGATTACGAGGTGGCCGCCATCAGAATGGCGGCCTACCGAGGAATCGGAATCGCGCTCGATCGTGGCATCAAGCTCCTGGATGTCGGTTCAGGGAATGGCGCCTTCCTCGATCGCTGCCAGAGCGAAGGAGTGATGGCGACCGGCTGTGATCCCCATGCTTCACATCGATGCACATATCCTGGCGCTCTCGCAGATGCTCGCTTCCCAACCGAGAGTTTCGACCTCGTGACATTTCACGACAGCTTGGAGCATGTTCCCGATCCTATTGCTGTGCTTTCTGAGGCGGCGCGATGCCTGCGCACTGACGGCCACCTGATCATTGATTTCCCGCATTTCTTCTCGGATGCGGGCACCCATCATTGGAAAAGGACCGAGCATCTGTGGTTTCTCAACACAGACCAGCTCCGAAGCGCCGCGGAGCGATGTGGCTTTCGGTTTGAGCGATCATACTCACCGATCCCGTCCAAAATAGTGTTGCACCTCCGAAGGGCTCCGGTGAAGCGCACCAGAATTCTCGTTCCACCGGGCATCGGCGATATCTATTGGGTGCTGTGCCGGCTTCAAGCATTCGTCGATCTCCACGGATGTTCGCTGCCAGATATTTATGTGAGCAGTCCAGATCCGTCACGCGATCGGTCGGCAGAGTTCGTATCGATGTTCCCGTTCGTGCATTTCGCTGGTTATTACCCGCACGACACGCGCAAAGACAAAATCTGGAAACAGGCGTACATGCAGGACGGCAACGGCGTATTCCGCAATGTCCATGGCTTTGATTGGTTTCTGTCGGCCAATGGCCCCATGCGGTTCGGCAAGACGCTGGATCAATGCTTTCCTGGGTGCACAACGAATTGGTACCCACCGATGTTCGAATCCATCGACCAGCGCACATATCGCGCGCGCATGGGGCGGGGGCTCGGCAAATATATCGTGGCCTTTTTCACGCATCACGGAATGTATGAGCAGCACTGGTTGAGGGAGTTGTCGCGCGATCGCCTCTTTGAGGCCCTGCGCGGGATCCATGCGGAAACCGGTGCGCGCATAGTCTTGACCGGGGCGCGGTGGGATTCTGAGGGTGGCGAAAAGAACGTTAACGCATATCTGATGGCGAAGGCTCGGAAGTTGCCGGTTGAATCACGCTTCATCATTGACCTCACCGGGCAGACCTCGCTTGATCAATTCTTCGGTCTGATGCGGGGGGCTCTCGGGTGCATCGGATTTTGCGGCGGCAATACCATCATGTCGACGGTGTTTCGGAAACCGACCGTGATTTTTTGGAACAAGTATTTCGATGAGCGTTTTTGGAGAAACGCTTGTCCGCCAGATGGACTCGGGCGCTGGTACCGCCCACTCAATACGCAAACGCCGAATGTATCCATCATTTCCGCAATGACATCGGCCATCGTCGATGGGGAGGCGCGGTGACGAACGGGGGCCCCATCATCGTGACCGAGATCCCGCGCTCCGGCGCCAGCCTGGTGGCTCACGTGCTTAGTGCATGCGGCGCGTGGAACGTGTGCGGCGATGATCACCGACCGCGGCTAAACGATGCTGGCGGGAATCGAGAGGTCCGGGATCTTCTCGTGCGGCCCCTATTTCGAGGTTTGCATTCCGACGTGCTGGGCGTCGAGGCGATGCCCGATCTGTCTGCCTGCGAAAAGCTATTCACGGCGATCGCTCCGCGCTGGCGATCGCAGATTGAATCGATTCTCCGGCACCAGGGATACACGTCCGGCGCGTGGCTCTATCGAGGCTCGGACGCTCTCTTGATCTGGCCAGTTTGGGCCGCCGCGTTTCCGGACGCGGTGTGGGTGTTTGCCCGGCGGGATGAGGCCGGCATCAGCCGCTCCTGCAAGAACACTGATTATGCTGATCTCCCGAATGACGAGGTCGCCTTGTCTCGCTGGCTCCGTGCATACGCTGAGAGGGTGAGCGGCCTTGTGGCTGGCGGATTCGATGTGTTGGAAATCTGGCCCGGACGGTTTCTCTCCGGTCAATTCGACGAACTCCAGAAATTGATCGTGACCCTGTCATTGGATTGGGACCGGGACGCGGTAGAAATGGCTCTGAGACCCGTGCTGTGGAGCCGGGGTGTCTTCGAGCTCAAAGGAGCAGGCAAATGTCACAGCGCGTAACTGAGGCCGAAGTGATCGCCATTTGCGGCACGGGCCTGAGCGAAGAGCAGGTCTCTCCGTTCTTGTGTTCAGCCAGCAGTCTGGTCGATAGCGCGTTGGTCGACATGGGCTATTCCAGCGACGAGCTCGCGCAAATCGAGCTGTGGCTGGCGGCGCACTTCGTCGCGGTCCGTGATCCTGCGGTCTCGCGCGAGAAGATCGGCGAGACCGATGTGCAGTATCACGGCAAGAGCGATATGGGTCTGAAGTTCACACCATTCGGTCAGCAAGTCCTGCTACACGAATACAAGGGGAAGTTCGCGGAGATCATGAACAGCAAGGGACCGGCAGAAATGAAGGTGATCGGATGAGCAGCCGGTCTACCGTGCTCCTCAATCAGCTGCAGCAGACGGCCGTCCTCTGGACCAATCCGGTATTGGACGGGTTTGGAGGCCGGACGTTCGACGATGGGATCGAGATTCAATGCCGGTGGGAGCAGCGGCAGGAGCTGTTCGTCGACGCCACGGGGCGGGAAGTGCTTTCCCGGGCCGTTGTGTACGTCGATCGCAACGTGGCCGTGCATGACTACCTGTTTCTCGGGGAGCTGGTCGATCTCACTTCGGGTGAGGATGAGCCGTTCGGCAATGCGGACGCGTTCGAAGTCAGGGCATTCAAAAGTGTCCCGTCTTTGGATGCGACGCGGCATGTGAGGATGGCGTGGTTGTGAGGAAGACCATCAATATCACCGGCCAGAATAAGGTGATTCGGAATCTCAACAAGGAGATCGCCGCGGTTAAACACCGGGGTCCCGATGTCATGCGCAGGGCGGCCCTGGTTGTACGCAGGGCGGCACAGCTGCTAACACCGGTCGACACCGGGAATCTGAAAAACTCGGCATACACAGAAGTCACTGTTAGCCTGCGACGTGGTGTTGGAGCCATCATCGGCTTCACTGCCGCTTATGCGATATGGGTCCATGAGAATCTTGACGCGCATCATGTCGTTGGACAGGCGCGATTTCTGGCCACGGCATTGGTAGAGAAGGCAAGGGAAGTGTTTGAGATCATTTCACGCGGCATACGCATTAAGTGAGACAGAGCGATGAACCCGCCATCAGAAGACATCAAGGATATTCTTGAGGGCGAAACCGGCCTGGCGCTGACGTTTGCGACGGACCTGTTCATCGGGCAAATGCCGGAAACGCCGGACGCCTGCGTGTGCGTCTACGATTCCGGAGGATATCCCGGCGAGGAGAACTACCTCTACGAGCGGCCAACCGTGCAAGTGAAAGTGCGCGGCGGCCGGGGCGGATACAAGATCGCACATGAGTTGTGCCAGAACATCCGCGACGTCCTTCACGGGCTCCACAACGTCACCGTCAATAGTGCACGGTACGTCGGCATTTGGGTTGAGACAGACGTGATGTCGATCGGGCCGGACGAATTGCACCGGCCGCATTTCACCGTCAACTTCAGGATTCACAGGACGGATACGGCATAGATGATCAGGTAAACGACAGACTCTAACAAGCCGCTCCCCGACGGGGGAGTGTGAGCACAGCGAAATCTCAGGCCCGAATCCTCTGCCGCTCCTGAGTGCGGCAGGGTGAGTCGGGCCTTTTCGCTGAAAACGAATCACGGAGGATAAGGACATGCCATCGAATGCATTCGCAGCGGTCGGAACACTGTTCCAGCGTGGGGACGGCGCGTCGTCGGAGGTCTTTGCGACCCTCGCCGAAGTGAACTCGATCGATGGACCGGGGATGACGCGCGAGATCATCGACGTCACCTCGCTGGATTCGACCGGAGGTTACCGGGAGTTCATCGCGGGATTCCGGGACGGCGGCGAGGTGACGCTGAACATGAACTTCACCTACACCACCTACGACCAGATGCTGACCGATTACGAAGACGACGAGGCGCACAACTACAAGATCGTTTGGTCGGACAGCGGCAACACGACGCTGGCCTTTTCGGCCTGGGTGATGAACGTCCCGGTGTCGACTCCGGTCGGCGACAAGGTGTCTGCCACGATCACGCTCAAGGTGACCGGCGCGGTCACGCTGACGGCCTAAGCAGGCTGGAATCATATCCGCCGCGGCTAACCATGCCGCAGCATAGAAGGAGAAGCACCGTGGTACTGACCAAAGACGAAATCCTGAGCGCGGAGGATCTCAAGCGCGAGGAAGTCGACGTCCCGGAGTGGGGTGGCGCTGTATTCGTCCGCATGCTTACGGGGCGCGAGCGCGACAACCTGGAGGCGTTCTGGCTGCGCAGCAAAGAGGCTGGCAGCTATGCGAATGCAAGGGCGACGCTGGTCGCGCTGACGGTTTGCGATGAGAGCGGCGCCAGGCTGTTTTCTGATGCCGACATCGAGGCGCTCGGGGGCAAATCAGCGGCCGCACTCGACCGCCTCTCCGACGTCGCGCAGAGAATCAACCGGCTGACAAAGAAGGACCTGGAGGATTTGGCGGGAAACTCATCAAGCGGCCTTCCCGCCGCTTCCATTTCCGCCTAGCGCTGGCGCTGGGATACGCGCATCCGGATGAATTGCTGGAGCGATTGACCAGCGAACAGATTGCCGAATGGTACGAGTACTTCAAACTGGAGCCGTGGGGCGAACGCGAGGCGTGGCTGCGCGCGGGGCTGATTACCGCCACGATCGCCAACGTGCATCGCAAGAAGGGCTCGCCCCCCATTAAACCCGAGGACGTGATTCGTCCGGAGATCCAGGCCCCGCAGGAAGTGAAAAGGCAAACGATGGCTGAACAGAAATCCGCGCTCGGAAGGCTCGTCGAGCACTTCAGAAAGGCCGGTCGGTTGATCGAGAAGAGACGCCATGACTAACATCGGAACACTCACCGCAGAGCTCGGGCTGGATACCACTGCCTTCGATCGCGGCGCGATTATCGCCAAGAATAGGATTGGTGGGTTCGTCAATGATGCCAGCAAGAAGTTCGCTGGGCTGGAGTCCGTAATCGGTGGCGTATCCGTTGTCATGGGCGCGATCGCGGCAACCGGCGCCGTCGCTTACCTCAAGAGCGCGGCGGCCGCGGCAATCGAATCGCAAACGGCGTGGAATGACCTGGGCGCCGCCATCGAGACGCATGGCGGTCTCATTGACCAGGCCATGCCTCGCATCAAGGGTCTCGCGTCAGAGTACCAGCGGACGTTCGGCATCGCAGATGAAACGACGGCGCGCTCGATTGACCGCCTGGTCACCTACGGAATGACCATCGAGGAGGCTACGCAGTCATTCAAGACCGCACTCGACATCGCGGTGGGCAGGCGCGTGGACATCGAATCGGTCGTCGACGCGATCGCTAAATCGGCAGCGGGATCGACAATGCAGCTTCAGAGATTGGTCGGCAAGGTCGAGGATGCTGCCGAGGGTGCAGCTTCGCACATGGAACTGATGGCGATGGCCGCCGGGAGATTCAGCGGGCGGGCTGTCGCGCAGTTAGAGACCATTGAAAGCAGGGTCAAGCGCCTCAAAGAAGCCGTGTCGGAACTGCACGAAGCGTTTGGTGCTCGCGTGCTGGCCATAAGCGTTGGCGATGCACAGGGTGTCGAGAAATTCACGAAGATCATCTTTGACCTGGCCAAGGTGCTAGCGCCGCCGGACGGTCCAGCCGACGGAATCGAGAGGCTGAGGGCCAAACTGGAATTGCTCGAAGCCGCCTCCGACATGCCGAAGTTCAACGCCCTTGCGCTCGCGACCCCGATGTTTACAGTTAATCGGACGGTGTTAGCGGGCGTCGCTTGGCTCATTGATCTCGTAACCGATACGACTGACTCGCTGAAGCGTCAAATCGCCACGATCGAAGCCTACGGCGAAGGAGTGACCGAGACCGATCTTCAAATTGCGCAGTTGACTGAAAATATCCATCGCATGAAAGAGGAGCAAAGCGATTTCCCCGATTGGTCGGAGTTCGCCGATAATCTCAAGGCCGCGAATGACCAGATGGATTTGCTGATCGAGAAGCGGCGAAGGCTACAGTGGGCCGGCGAATTCAAGCAGGCGGAAGGTTTGGCAGCATCATTGCTTGAGGGTATCGACACGAACGCTGGACCCAAGTTTGGCCCTGGCAAGATGACGTCGCTTGAAGATGTTCTCGAACACGAAATCAAGGCAGAAGAAGAAGCGCATGAGAAGATGCTCAAGGACCGCGCGGACTTCTTCGACCGCTGGGACGCGATGATCCGGGATCGCGACATCACTGCGGAGACAGATTTTCTGGATAGTCTGGAACATCAAGCGCGACTCGCCGCCGGATTCTCTCCCCTTGCGGGCATCGACGAAGGTCCGATGTCCATGATCGCGGATCAGTTGATGGCCGAACGCGATGCGCTCGAAGAGCTGCTGTCCCAGGACGAGATGACCCGCGATAGCATGGTCAAGAACGCAGAGAAGTACCGGCGCGTAATGATGGAGGTGATCGCGGCCGACGCAGAGCGAATGCGGCAGGCCGGTGTCTCCGCCGAAGTTGTCGCGGATACCTTCGCAATGCGCACCCGGCTGCTCGAAGAAGAGATTGCCGACTTATCCGAGAAGTTTGGAGAGACGGGAGGGTGGCTCGAAGAATGGGCTGAGTACACTTCGGCAAATATGGCCGACGCCTTCAGCGATGGCTTCTTCAAGCTGCTCCGGGGCGAACTCGAGAGCTTTGCCGATTTCTGGGAAGCGACATGGGACATGATGGCCGCGTATGCGGCGCAAAAGGCCGGAGCAGAAATGGCGTCGGCGCTTGAAAAGCTGGCCGGATGGGGAATCAATGCTCTCAGCCGCAGCGGTGGCGGTGGGGGCGCAGTCGGCGATTTCGAAGTCGCTCCGGAAATCTTCGCCGCCGAGGGCGCATACGTGACCCGTCCGACGCTCGCGATGATCGGCGAATCCGGTCCGGAGGCAGTCATCCCCATGGGCAAATTCAACAGCACGAAGTTCTGGGATGCCCTCCGCGGGGGAGACGGCGGAACCGCGGGTAGCAACGGCAACACAACGGTCATCGTCAACATCAAGACCGAGGATGTCGCCTCGTTCCAGCGATCCAAGAGCCAAGTCCTGAGCGACATCGGCGCCGTGGTGAGTCGCGCGCAGAGAAGGAACGGCTGACATGGCCATGTTTCACGACGTGAGATTCCCGACCAACATCAAGTATTCGTCGGTCGGGGGCCCGCAGTTCAGCACCGAGGTGGTTGAATTCGGCAGTGGGCACGAGCAGCGTAACATCAACTGGTCTCGCTCGCGCGAGCGGTGGAATGTCGCGTATGGGATGGACACGGAGGACAACTGCCGACTCGTGATTGAGTTCTTCTACGCGCGACGCGGCCGCGCCTATGGATTCCGGTTCAAGAATCACAGCGATTTTCAGGCAACCGGAGAGCTACTCGGCGACGGCGACGGTTCGACTACAGGGTTCCAACTCATCAGGCGCTACACCAGCGGGGAAGAGACATTCGAGCGGACGATTCTCAAGCCGGTCCTGGACAGCGTGACGATCTATGTGGACGGCGTGGCCGAGGGCAGCGTCGTGATCGACTACGAGACCGGTCTCGTCAGCTTCGGAACGCCGCCGGGGAGCGGGGAAGAGATTACGGCTGATTTCGAGTTCGACATCCCAGTCCGGTTCGATGTCGATTATCTACCGGAGAATTTCGCGACGTACCAGGCCTCGTCGATCGACGTTCCTATTGTGGAGCTGAAGAGCGCATGAGCAAGACGATCTCTGATGAACTCAAGGCACATCTCGCCGAAGATGTTACGACGATTGCGACGTGCTGGCGCATTGTCCGATCGGACGCACAGGAGTTCTTCTTCACGGACCACGATACCGACATCGTCTATGACGGCGACACCTACGAGGCTGCAAGCGGGGTGCTGCCGCAGTCTCTGCAGCAAAGCGATCAGTTCGCGGTGGACAATCAGCAACTGACCGCACTGCTGGAGTCGGACCGCATCAGCGAAGCCGACATGAGTGCAGGGCTCTTTGACTATGCCAAGCTCGATGTATTCATCCTGAATTACGAGGACCTGACACAGGGTGTGATGTACCTCGTGAAGGACTGGAGTCTCGGAGAGATCGAGATTCGCGACAACGCCTTCACGGCTGAAGCCAGAGGCAAGGCGCAGCATCTGCAGCAGAACATCTGCCAGTTGTACAGCGCCGATTGCCGCGCCGATCTCGGCGACGCTCAATGCCAGGTCAACCTGGCGCTGCTCACGATCACCAGCACGGTGGAATCGGTGAGCGAGTCCCGGCGCATCTTCACCTCCAGCGACCTGATCGTCGAGCCGGGATCTGGAGATCCCAGCGGGACGCCTCTTGACCCGGTCTATCAATACGGCCTGCTGACCTGGCTGGAACCGTCATCGGGAGAGTCGTACAACGGCGCGAATGCCGGATATCAGATGGAGGTCAAACGGCACGACCCGGATACGGGGGAGATCGAACTATTCGAGGCCATGCCATACACGATCGAGGTGGGAGACGAATTCAGTGTCACCTACGGATGCGACAAGAGCATAACGACTTGCAAGGCGCGGTTCGATAACGTCGTCAACTTTCGCGGTGAACCATACATTCCCGGACTCGATCGGATGCTGGACATCGCAACGCACAAAGGCAATGTCTATCAAGACTACCCCAACCCGTTCAATTGACGCCGACTGGCGCACGGCGATGGCCCGCGAAGCGCAGTCCTGGCTGGGCGTGAAGTTCTGCCATATGGGCCGGGATCGGCGGCATGGTGTCGATTGCGTCGGACTGTTGGTTCTGGCCTGCCGAGCCGTCGGCGTAGAGATCGAAGCCCCCTGCTCATATCCAAAACGACCTACGACCGGCTTCGCTATGGAATCCATGAAGCGCATCGCACATCGCATTACGGCGGAAGAGGCGCGAGCCGGCGATCTCGTGCACATGGCCTTTGCGGGACAGGCGACGCATGTCGGAATTCTCACGGATCGAGGCGTTGTGCATGCAGCAGCTGCGATGCGGCGCGTCGTCGAGCACTCGATTAACAACGGCATTCCGGGTGGGGTCATTGTGGGCTTCTACAGATTGCGAGGCGAAGCGTGGCCCGTGTAGTCTTAGGAGTCATCGGCGGAGTTATCGGTGGTCCGCTCGGCTTCGCGGTCGGCAGTGCAATTGGCAATGCGATCGACGTAAAACTCAAGGGGCCGAAAACAACAGGGGAACCGACGATTGAAGGCATCCGCGCGCAGAATTCATCCTTCGGTGTTCCGATCAATCAAGTATTCGGCAGCTTCCGCATTGCCGGCAATTGCATCTGGGCTGCACCCATTCATGAGCAAGGGGTTGTGGAGACGGATGGCGGGGGCTGCTTCACTCAGGAAATCCGCACGACCACGTACGAGTATTTCGGCGACTTCGCCATCGGACTGTGCCAGGGACCGATTTCGTCCGTCCGGAGAATTTGGGCAGATACGAAGCTGATCTTCAATCTGGATGCTGACAATGACGAAGTCGTCGCGATCGAGGGTCTCCAGTGGAGACTTTACTACGGCACAGAAGAGCAATTGCCCGACGCCCTGATCGAATCCTTTGAGGGCGCTGGGAACGTGCCCGGATTCCGCGGCCTGGCTTATGCCATCTTCACGCAGTTCCCCGTGACGCCGTTCGGCAATCGCATGCCGCAGTTCACTTTTGAAGTGGTTAAGGACAAGAGCGACACGGTGCCCTGGTCTCCCGTTGAACCCGCAACCTCCTCGGCCTGGGGTGTCGATGATCTGCTCATGCTCCCCGACGGCGAGCATGCGATCATCGAGTCAAATGGCTATTGGTACAGGGTTGACATGATCTCAGGAGAGATCGTTCAATCTGCCACATTCCTCGATCAATACGGGAATCCCGACCTGCCGCATTATTCGAAGATCGACGTCGATGAACGCGGGTTTATCTATGCAGAGAGAAATGCCGGGGTGATAGGGCCAATTCAGAAGACAAGCGTAGTGAGGATGAGTTCAAAGACCTTGGCAATCGTCGCAGAATCCGGGGCGGGCACCTACTGGACCCCATACCCTGTTCCGCCAGCGCCGCTGGAGAATCTCGCCTATTTCGACATGGCGGTGGTTGCCAATGCGCTACACCCGTACCTGTACCTGATCGACTGGAAGGGCGAAATCCACGTTCGAATGCGGGACACTCTGCAGTGGAACACTCAGGCGTCGATTCCGGGACAAGAAGGCGTAGCCGAATATCGCTACGTCGTCGGCAAGCCCGCTGGTCTCGAAGCCAGGCATCTCTCTACGGATGACGAGACCGGGGAATGCTGGGTCATCTCGGCTGACGATACGTCGAGCTACATCTCGCGTATAAGACCCGTTGTTGGTGGCTGGGGTATTGCTTACGATTTAGCGACGAGCGCCGCCATAACATCGTGGAGCGCCGAACACTACACGGGCGTCGGGTCACCTTCGTCGATGGCCATCTGCTACGACCCGATGACCAAGCAGGTGATTCTGTTCGTTAACGCAGATGGAACGCAGTGCGTATTTTTTGACGCGTCCTTCGTCGAATCGGCGTCGCTGCTCCATGTCAAGACCCTCACCAGTGCCGATGGCTTCCACTGTTCATCCTGGAATAAATCGTATCTCAGGCAAGGCGTGCAAAACGGATACCTGTACTACAACGGCGAGTATCCTGGCGCGATCATCAGCAGAATCGATGTAGTGAATCGGCGGGTAGACCGAACTTGGGAGGCCAATCAATCGCCGACGGTGATGCTGTTTCAGGGGGGGGGCATTTACCATCCTCTCACGCACGCGGTATTGCAGGTTGTCAATGCCCCCGGCGTCGCGTATGCCAAGGTCCTGCTGGACCGATTTTCGGAAAACGGCGTCCTGCTGTCTTCTATCGTGACCGATCTGTGCGGACAGGTCGGACTCGGACCGTCGGACATCGACGTAAGCGAGCTGACAGATATCGTGCCGGGCTTTTTCATGGGGCAGAGGATTTCCGCGCGCAGTGCGATTGAATCCCTGGCCTCGGCGTACTTCTTCGACGGTGTTGAATCCGACGGGAAGTTGAAGTTTGTCAAGCGCGGGAAATCATCGATCATCACCATTCCCGAAGAGCATCTCGCCGCGCATCTCACCGACCAGGAACGGCCGCAGGAGCTGATCAGCACGCGGCAACAGGAGCTCGAACTCCCACTGCAGGTCGATGTGACCTACGTCGCTCAATCCGCCGACTATGACAAGGCAACGCAGCGCGCGCGCAGACTCTTGACGAGCTCCGAACACCTGGCGACGCTCGAACTCCCGCTGTCGCTTACGGATAATACCGCCGCGCAGATCGCAATGAACCACCTGGTGCTCGCCTGGACTCAGCGGCTCAGGCATTCGTTTCAGATTCCTCGCATATACGGCTACCTCGATGCGGCCGATGTCGTCACGATCCAGGAGGGCGGCAATCAGCACGTTGTCCGGATCGAGCGCATCACCAACAACGGCGGTGTCCTGGCAATCGAAGCCGCCAATGAGGATTCGAGCGCCTACAATTCGGTCATTGGTGGCGTGGTCATCCCGGGCCACGAGGGACCGGTCGTCTATTCTAGCATCACGTACTTCATGATCGCAGACATTCCCTTGCTCAGTAGCACGACGGACTCGCCTGGTCTTTACATCATCGCGACCGCCGCGCGGGATTCATGGAATGGGGCGGCAATCTTCAAATCGCGCGATGGCGGCGCGACGTGGAATCAGTTTGTCACGGTCAGCAGGAACGGTGTCGTCGGCGAAACCACGACGGCGCTCGCCGACGTGCCCGACCCATTCGTTTGGGATAGGGGCAATACCGTCACCGTCGTACTCTCAAACGCCGACGACAGCCTGGTATCGTCCACAGAGGCGGCGGTTCTCAATGGGGCCAATCACGCGGTCCTGGGCGCAGAGATCATTCAGTTTGTCACAGCGACAGAGGTCGGCACCGGGACGTACGAACTCTCTGGACTGCTACGAGGCCGGAAGGGCAGCGACTATGCGACCGGCACTCACTTGGCGGGAGAAGCGTTCGGTTTGCTCGACGCCGACACAATTCACTTTGCGACCTACGGAGTGGAGGAGGCCGGTCATGCTGCCATCTTTCGCGCGGTCAGCGCCGGGATGCAGTTCTCTTCCGGCGTCAATCAATCCCTCACCCCACAAGTGCACAACGTCAGGACGCTTTCGCCGCAGCACGTAAAGGCGACGCGCGATCCAATCACCGGTGACATTAACATCACCTGGATTCGGCGGACCCGGTACAATGGGGAATGGTTCGACAGCAATGATGTTCCGCTGGGCGAAACGACGGAGGCGTATGAAGTCGAACTGTGGCATCCGCCGACCGGATCGGTATCCGGCTTTCTCGTACGGAACCTTGCCGTGACGTCGCAATCAGCGACCTACACGGCCGCCCAACAAGCGCAAGACGGCAATACGGGCAAGACCATCAGCATGATCATTTACCAGATGTCCACCACCATCGGTCGCGGTGAGCCGAGTGAAGTGGTAACTGTTTAGGAGGCCATGTGGCCAGTACACCAAAATTGAGCATGCCCGAAATCAGCGTCAGTCAGTCACAGAAGGAAGTGACGGCAAACGAGACGTTTCGAGTTGTCGACGCGCTGTGCCAATGCACCGTGATTGACAAGGACTTGTCGGATGCTCCGGGCAGTCCCTCGGACGGCGACACGTACATCGTGGGGCCGTCGCCGTCCTCTGGGGATGATTGGGACGGAGAGACGGATCACATCGCATACTACTCGTCTTCATATTGGGTGTTCCATGTTCCCGAAGAAGGCTGGCGGGTGTGGGTCCAGGACGAAGACGAGGCATACGTCTACGCATCCGCCTCCGCCGGATGGATCAAGGAGACCGAACTGCTCGTCGGGGAATTCATCGATCTGGCCGACGCGCCGTCGAGCTATTCCGGGCAGGACCTGAAGCTGGTGCGCGTCAATTCCGGGGCGACCGCGCTCGAATTCGCTGACAACAAATACGACATCGGTGGCTCCTACAATGGGAAGCCGCCGGCGTCCTACGTTCTCCTGCGATTCGTCGCGGCCCGGGCAATCGACTATGCTGACGATTTCGCTGGCTCCCAGGGATACGTCGACACCGCTCCGGCCGCGACGAAATCGTTTCTCATCAAGGTGAACGGCGTCCAGGTGGGGACGATGCAGTTCGCTCTGGGGGCAAACACCGCGACATTCACCACGTCATCCGGAGCGTTACAGCTCGCCGCCGGAGAGCGGTTGACGGTCGAAGCTCCGGCTTCTCAGGATGCGACGCTGGCCGATTTGTTCTTCACCTTGAAGGGAAGCATGGCATGAGCGAGGGCGTTCTCTTCATGGATGGCTGCGATCACTACGAGACCGCAGATATCGGTGGTAAGTGGCATAAGATATTCTATGCACCCACCGTTGCCAGTTCAACTCCACGTCATGCGGGGCAGTATCTGAATTTGGGGCCAGCCAGTACGCCGCCGGGAGTGGCTTGGCGGTTGCCGTCGGCCTCGAACACAATTGTCGAAGGCTTCGCCATCCGATGCGTCAGTTTCGGGATCTCAGCCGGTCAGCACCGGGGTTTCCGCTTGATGCGGAATTCGGTAGAACAGGCTACGGTCATGATCAATCAGGATGGGAGTATCTCAGTCAAACGCGGCAGTTATGACGGCACGGTTTTGGGAACGTCGCCTGTTGGTGCCATCCGGCCAAATGTCTGGCAACATCTCGAATTCAAAATCGAGGTCGGGAATTCCGGAAACTATGAAGTCCGCGTCGACAATACCACCGTCCTCGAGAGCGCGTCCGGGGGCGAGGATACGCAGGCAACGGCCGACGCCGGTGCTGACGAGATTCGCCTTTACGGCGACAGCGTTAACGGCGGCGAGAAAGAGATCGACGACTTTTTCCTGGCAGATGACGATTTCCGCGGCGATCGCGCCGTCATCACGATTTATCCGAACGGCGTCGGGGCGAACTCGGACTGGATCCCGTCTTCATCCGGGGTTGACAATTATGCTGAGGTTGATGAGGCACCCGCGATCGATGACGACTCAACCTACGTTTCGTCAGGCACGCCGACCGACACGGACACATATGCCTGTGAGTCTGCGCCGAGCATCGGAACCACGGCGGTGGACGCCGTGGCGGTGAACATCTGCGCTCGCAAGGATGATGCCGGCGCACGAACGATTCGCCCCATTATCAGGATGGGATCAAGCGACTACGCCGGGACCTCGGCAGGCATGCTTATCAATTACACCATCAAGCAAGAGGTCTGGAATAATCCACCTGACGCTCCGTCGCAGGCATGGACGGATAGCGACGTGAATGGAGCCGAGTTCGGATTCGAACTGACGGCATAGGAACGCTCACGATGACGCAATTCTCAACAGATTTCGCCGATAGTGGTTATGTTGCCGGATCGCAGCCGTCGGACTGGACCGCGCGTTTCGACGCTGCGATCTCCGCGGCGAAGGCGGACTTCGACGTCGAAGCCGATACTACTGGCGGCAGCTTCGGCGACCAAGTCCTGCAAGTCGATTACATCTCGTCCGGAAACAGTGCGCTGTCCTGGGATGACGTCGGCAGCAATGCCAACGTGGACCTGGCTGTTCGCATTCGCTGGCTCAGCTTGGGCGCCTTGCAGCGCAGTTGCGGGCTGATCGCGCGGGGAAACGAAGACAGCGCCGGCGAAGATGGTTATACCGTCACCGTCGATCTGAGTGGCAGCACGCTCAAACTCTACAAGCTGGTGAATGGCACAGACACGAGCATCGGATCCGCGATCGTAGCGCCGTCGATCGTGCAGGATCGCTGGTATTGGCTCAGACTGCAGGTCTCCGGGACGGCGATCAAGGTGCGGATTTGGAGCGATGCCGAGACCGAGCCAGCCACTTGGAATATCGAGACAACCGACAGCTCGGTCAGTGCGGCCGGATGGTGCGGCATCTACACGCGCTATGTTGGTGACGCGGAGGTCGATTGGTTCGGTGCGGGAACGGCGGGGGATGCCCCGCCAGCAATCCCAGCCGCTGAAGGAGATGTGCGAATCACGCAGATCGCGGTGGAATTGCTCAAGCCGTTTGTGCCAGAGGAATTGCGCGGGGGCAGCATCATCATTGCGGGGTAATTCCATGGCTCAATTCGAGGACATGACCTTGTATTGGAAACTGTTCGTCTGTGGACTCTGCGGGACGCAGTGGGCGCAATTCAGCGCGAAACGAATCAAAGCGATGCCCAAATGCCCGAAGTGCGAAGCCGTCACCAGCGGCACAAAAGAGGTTGTCTTGCCGGCGACCACCAACTGGGAAGGATAAGACCAAATGCCCGACATGAAACAACTCCTCATCATCGATCCGGGCCACGGCGGTGCGGATCCGGGTGCAGTCGATGGCCGCATGCGCGAGAAGGACCTGGTGCTCCGCCTTGCAGGCCTGGTCAATCAATGGGCAGACAGGAACGGCATGGCGACCGTACTCACGCGAACGAGCGACAAGTTTATCTCTCTGAAGCGGCGCGTGACGATCGAACGCCAGGCGGTCGCTGCCCACAACGGCGCGGCCGCTTTCGTCTCCCTGCACATCAACGCTGGTCCGACCGGAGCGATCGCCCGCGGCGTGTCGGTTTTCCACAGCGAAGCCTCGACGCTCGGGAAATCCCTGAGTAGATCGATCTTCGCCATGATCCAGGAGCAGGCGCCGCAAATGCCGCAGTACAACGCGGGAGTGCTCGCTGATGAGGAGGACGGCATCCTCAATGACGAATCCTTCCTCGATCACTCGTTGTACGTGCTGAAACACACGAAGTCCCCGGCCGCGCTCGTCGAACTGGGATTCATCACCAGCGCGGAGGATCGCGCGCTTTTATCGGACGGGCAATTCCTTGATCGCGCCGCGCTAGGGATTGTCGACGGGGTGAGGGCTTGGTTCATTGGTACCGAAGAGGAATGATTCCGGCCGCGATTGGCAGCCGCACAAGAGAGGATAGGCGATGGAGAGACGAGAGTTCTGCATGATGCCGCCGCACGACGATGCGCCCTTTTCGGAAGGGCTTGCGCGGAAAGTGGCGAAGATGGCTCGCGGTGGGATCCTCCAGACAGCGGGATTGAATGCCCCGTCCAAGTTCGACATGAAGGGGCATCTGCGGAGACCGGCGCTTGCGGCCGGGAGTCCTGCCGGTCCGCGTGATTTCCAGTTCCTCATTCTCGCGGTAAGCTTCAAGGACAAGAAGATCGCGACCGCCCTATCAACATTCGAGGAGTTGATCTTCGACATCGACGGCCCGCGGCAATCCGTTGCCGATTACTACCTGGGACAATCGCTGGATGCCCTGCGCCTGGTTGGTGACATCGTGCCTGTCACCCTTGATCAGACCTACGCCTACTACGTGAATGCGAACTACGGCTTCGGCTCCTATCCCCGCAACGCCCAGGGAATGACGCGCGATGCCGTGCTGAAGGCCGTGGCCGCCGGCATCGACTTCCGCCAGTACGACAACAACGGTGACGGCCTGGTCGATGGTCTCGGGATCATCCATGCCGGCAGCGGCGCCGAGCTGACCGGCAATCCGAACGATATCTGGTCGCACAAGTGGGGCGTGCCGCCCATGCTCGTGACCGGCAACGTGACGGTGAGTGACTACTACACGGCGCCGGAGTACTGGCGCAATCCTGGCGACATGACGATCGGTGTGCACTGCCACGAGATTGGCCATGCGTTCGGCGTCGCCGATCACTATGACACGGATGGCAGCAGCCGAGGTGAGGACAAGGCGTGCGTGATGGCGTCGGGCAGTTGGAACGGCACGCTTGGGAATCGTCCTTGCGGCTTCTGTGCGCATTCGCGCGTGCAGATGGGATTCGTGACGCCGGTTCTCGTGACCGGTTCACCCACGTCGCATCACATCATTCCGAATGAGATATACATGCTCCCGGCAGCGGCCGGAGATCCCGATCTGCATTACTTGGTGGAATTCCGTCCCAAGCTCGGACAGGATGACCAGGTGCCGTACGGTGGCGTCAAGATCGATCGCGTTAATCTCCACATGACAGGAAACGATTCCGAGTGGTACCCGGGCCGCGATCCGTCGCGCATGGCGCAGGTCGCCATGATTCAACCGGACGGCCTGTATGAACTCGAGAAGAACTTGGGCAGCGTCGACCCGGGAGACTTCTGGCCATTCGTCGAAGTCGTCAATAGCCAGAGTGTCTGGCATCGAAAATTCGGACCGCTGACCGTGCCATCGTCTGATTGGCCTGACGGCAGCCGGACGAAGATCGTGATCGAAGTGACTGCCAAGGGCGGACCGCTCGACACGTACGCCGACGTGACCATGGGGTTCGATCAACTGATCGGCGACGTCGACGGCAGCGGAGTAATCGACATGGAGGACTTCAAGAAACTCACGCGGCGCCTTTACATGGGCGGACCTGCCCAGCCAGGCGAGGACGTCGACCAGGACGGTTTCCCGACAATGATGGATCTCGGAGTGCTCTGCGACAAACTGACAGCGCTGGGATACAACGAGGATGATTTCGCGCGAGCGCTGCAGGAGTTGTGAGGCGTTTCGAGTCGATCAACATTTAGAGGAGTGCTCTTATATGCCCCCCCCCTCAAGGAGATACGAGAGAAAGTGATATTATCTCGGCTGTCGTCAAAGGTTCTTCGGTCATGCTGACCGTTGAACAGATCCCGACCTCTGCTCTCAAGACAAATCCATCCAATCCCCGCCAGAACGATGCAGCGGTCGATGCTGTAGCCCGGTCGATCCAAGCGTACGGCTTTAACAATCCGATCATCTGCGACGCGGACATGAACATCGCTGCGGGTCACACGCGGTTGAAGGCGGCTCGGAAGCTCGGGCTGACCGAGGTGCCGGTGATCCGCGTGCCGGGCCTGATCGGCACCAAGTTCACCGGGTATGCCATTGCAGACAACCAGACGGCAAGCATCGCAGAATGGGATCAGGAGTTGCTGGCCAAGATCGTGGCCGAACTGAATCTCGATGTGGATTTCGATCTCTCGACCCTGGGCTTCGATGACAAGGAACTGACCCGCATTCTCGATTGGGGCATTGACGATGACGGTGACGACCAGGCGGATGAAGTGCCGCCTCCGCCCGACCAGCCAATCACCCAGCTGGGCGATCTCTGGCTGCTCGGTGACCATCGTCTGCTATGCGGAGACTGTCGTGATCCGGTTGCCTTAGACCGGCTCATGGACGGCCAACGGGCGGCCATTTACATCACCGATCCACCCTATGGCGTCGGCTACGACGGGACCAGCCATCCGCAGAACGCCCGAGACAAACAAAGCGGCCGACACGCCGGTGACCAAAACAAGGACTGGTCGCATGAGTATTGGGACCATTTCTCTGGGCATGAGGAGTTCGAAAAATTCCTGACCGATGCTTTCGTCAATGCCAAACGATATCTGCAAAACAACGCGGCCTGGTACACCTGGCATGCCTCAGCCACCGCTGAGTCATTTCGCAGGGCCTGGGAAAGCACTGGCATCCGCTATCATCAAACCGTCGTCTGGATCAAACCAACGTTTGTCTTGGGCTTCTCACTGTGGAACTGGCGCTATGAACCCTGCCTCGTCGGATGGCAGGAAGGTCATAAGCCGCTGGTTATTACTATCGAGGGAGAATACAGCAACGTGTGGGAGGTAGACTGGGAGGGCAAGGCCCGTTGTGTAGATTCAGTTCATCCAACGCAGAAACCGGTCCGGCTGTTCGAACTGCCGCTGCTCAAGCACACCAAACGCGGCGATGTCTGTCTTGAATCGTTCAGTGGTTCGGGGAGCCAGATCATCGCCGCCGAGAAATTGGGCCGCCGATGTTTTGCTATGGAACTGGAGCCGAAATTCTGCGATGTCGCGATCGAACGCTGGGAGCGCCGAACAGGCCAAAAGGCTGAGCTCGTGAGGGGATAGGCGGTGATCGCGAGCAATGCCAGATATCCTCAAGACTGAACTTCCGCATCACGTCGAAGCCTTCGAGCGATTCTACGCCCTGGGAGATGGCCGCACCTATAGTCTCCTAGCTCAAGAGGCTGGCCTCGATCTCGACACGATCAAACTCTGGGGCCGATCGTTCGGCTGGATGCGCCGGATTGAAGAGCGGCGCGCTGAGGTCGCCCGTCAGCTCGCGGATAAGCACCTCGCCGACCAGGTCGATCTTTCTACGCGCAATCTGAAGATCGTCAGAGCCGCACTCATGCGGTTGGCTCAGGCAATCGGTAGTGGCGATGTCAAG